AGTTGTCTTTCCTTTCTATCTTTGTCGGCAGTGTCTGGGTTAGGTAGTTAAAGGAGTTAGCATACTGCTCTTGCTTGTCTGCTAAGAACTGGGCCTTGGCGGCCACCGCGGCTTCTTTCTCAACTATCTTCTGCTGAGTTTCTTGAATCTTCTGCTGCTTGACGGCGATTTTAGCCTCTTCCCGGGCGATAGCTTCTTCTTTTCTGGCAATACGCTCGTTAAGTTTAGTTAGATAGTGACCGTGTTTTACTTCCTCCGCGGCTATCTGCTGCTGTTTCTTATCAATCTTGCCTTCTAAGATTTGAATGTAGCCAGTCTTATTCTGTATCCGGGACTCTAGGCTTCCTAATGTCCGCGAAGACACCCCGAAGCTTAGATAAGCATTCTGCCGGGTGACATTCTCTGTATTCTGAACAAAAGCAATACTCCGGTCTAGATTAGCAAGGCGGCGGCGGGCTAACTTAGTGGACTCCATTAACTCAATTTGAGCACTAGACCTAATTGTGTTAGCAGCTTCTGCTTGCTGCAGTTGGGCTAAACGAAGTTGCGCTGGGAGCTGCTCTTGTTGCTCGATGAACCGTTTCAGGTTAGCTAAGACTCCCGCTACCGCGCTGGGGTCTTCTTGGGAACCTAGATTATCTAACTGGGTTAGAAGTTGTTGTGCCTGTTGAGCTTCTGTGCTGGTAGCCGGTAAGTTTGTTAAGAAGTCCCGCAGTCGCTCCATTTCTGTGCGGACAGTCAACTCGAACATCACCCGACCGCGGAAGCCCCCAGCGGTAAGTAGTTTGAAAGACTCAACTTGGTACTTCATTTCTTTATCTGCTGCTGCACCCAGTCGTTTGATTCCGTCGCCGGAATCAACACCAGCCGCCCGCAGAATTCGACTACCCAAGCCGACTTCTTCCATACCCACTAAGAAGCTGTTGACCGCTATATAAGACGTCCCACTCATCCCCAAGCGGTTAGCGGTGGCCTGACGGATGCTGTTCTTGTTATGAACTAAGTCAATCGCTGTTTCCTTACTTTGGTGCATTAACACCTGTAGCTCTTCGATGTCCGCCAGCTGTTCATTAGTTAGGTCGGTAGTCTGGCCCTTCAGCGCGTTGAACTGAATCCGGTCGATAACTGACTGAGTCTTCTGTAGTTTGGCAATCAGTCTGTACTGAGCTTCCAGCGCCGGATGACTTTCAGAGTTAAACAGTAGACTCATCTTCTGAAGGATATCCAACCCAAGAATAACCCCGGTTTGAACTGAACGCTCCGCACCGGTGCGGACTGTCGTTTTACCAGTGAATCTTGTGCCACCGTCCGGGTCTGCTTCCTGCTTATATCGGTCTAGAACAACAATGCTAGGTAAGCTAATAAAGCGGCTGGTTTCTACCGAGCCCATTAATGACTGAGCCCGTGTTAACTTAGCCTGGAGTTCAAGGCGGATAGTTGGGTCAGTTTCAGTTTCAAGTAACTGTCTGAAGTACTGCTGTTGTTGCTTAGCAGAGGCATGCAGTGTTTCCATACCTTCCAGGTACTCAGCGCCCGTGTTATTTCGGAAGGTATTGACTATCCGCTGATGGATAGTATCCCGTTGGGTTTGAGCGTAGTTACCAGCTCCAATTTGTCGGGCTTCATTGAAACTAGCTCCACTCTGCATTGCCAGAATAATCTGTTTCTGTAAGCCAGCCTCTTCCCGACTGAGTTGGCTTAATGTAATAGCCTGTTGACTTCCTAAATCGACTCGGGTTCTGCTTCGGTAGATTGAGTCTAGAAACTCAGTCATATCAAAGTCTTCGCCTAAGGACACTCGTTGTTGGTAGTCGTCTTGAGCTAACTGACGAACGGCTTCTACAATAGTTTCGGTGTTAGTCCCAGCAGACCGTAGTAAAGCGCCGCGCTCGATTTCCGCTAAGACTAAGTCAACCCGTTGGTTAATGTTCTGTTCATAGTCAAGATTGTTGCCTAAGTTATGCCGAGTTAAGTCGGCGTACCTAATCATATTTTGTAGACTTTCAAAGTGCCTGCCATCATTAATGTATTGACTACCTAAACCAACGTAGTCATGCACCGCTGCTACACCCACCGGTCGAACTTCTACAGCACCTAAGCGGTCGATGTGACCAGGCACTTCATGTCTACCAAAGCTGGTGTAATTAGTTAGGAAAGTCGTGGCAAAGTCGTAGGCTGATGCTTGATAGATTTGCGGGCCAGCTGCTAAAGCACTTTTAGCAGCTCTTGTATTGCGTAAAAGCCCCATGGTTGTATACTCTAGTTGCAGAGTTCTCAAGTCATTTCTTAACTCTAAGTCGTTTACAGTTCTGGTACTATCGGGGTCAATAGCCCGCTCCTGCTCTAAAAGTTCCTTCTGCATTACAAACTGTAAAGCAGCGTTATCCCCTAAGTTCTGCATTTGCAAGTTGTATTTAGACGCTACTTTACGCTGGCTCGGCACGGAGTTTTCGTAAATAATGGCTAAACTAACCAAGGCTTGTTGGATTGTTCCAACGTCCTGAGCGTCTTTGGGGTTGTAAGTGTAAGTAGATAACTGCTTAGCTGTTAACCCCTGGGCGTAGTGGCCCTCCATAGCTGTAATATTCTTCATCCCGGTGGGAACGGTTAGTTTACCTGGCGTATACTCCCCGGGTAACTCAATCATCCGTTGAGTTTGGATGTAGGCTCGGATGGCGCTGAAGACTGCTTCGACTTCTCTGAGTTTGCGTTCTTCTTCAGGGGTTACACTTTCGCCCCGCTTCACTCTTTCTAAGATGTGCTTAATTTCTTTATCGTCGGGCAGGCTATAACCGAAACGTCTGGCGATTTCTTCAATCCCGGTGCCTAACTTCTTACCTAGCTCCCCAAAACGTCCGTACATTTCCAGAGCAGTGTAAGTTGCTAAGTTGTGGTCTTTACCATATTTGAGCAGTCGACTTTCGCCGTCTTCTCCGTAGGCGGTTAACAACTGCTGGATTTGGGTGTTGTCTAAGTTAAGGTTATTAAGTTTTTCAATCAGACTGTCTGTTTGAAGGTCTTGACCCGTCCGCTGCGCTGCCAAGTTTGTTCTGAGTGCTGGGGCTAAACGGGATTTGAAAAGATTAAATTGGGGGTTAGTGATAAACTGCCGGAAGTCTTGTTCCGCGCTAGGCCCCCGGAGCTTTAAATCTATATATTGGTTGATTTGCTCTGTGTTCCAGCCGGCGTTCTGTGCAGCCTGCACCAAGACATCTTTGTAGGCCTTCGTTAACGGATGCGCTTCCACTTGTAGCATCTGGGTTAGGGTATCAACGTTGAAGTTTGATATTCCAAACTGAGATTCTAAGTTACGTAATTCTCCTTTCAACCGGTTCTTAACATTGTCATCTTGAGAGGTTAGCGTTTCAGTAAGCTTGTTAACGTAGGCTTCAACTTGGTTATCACCAATGGCATTAAGACGGTCAGTGTATCCTGTTAGGTCAGTACCCGCAGTCTGCCCTAGTTGTCTAACTAGTTCTGTAGCTTCATGGCGGCGCAGCGTGGTTCTTAGTTGGTCAATACTATCTTCCTGTTGTGGCATTAAGCTTGACAGGGTATGCAGGTAGGCATTGTACTCGCTGGTGGTATCACTAGGGTCGTAGCTACCTGTGAAGATACTTTGGTTAGAAAGACTAACTTCTGCCAAGCCCGCGCTTCTGAGCCGGTCAGTAACATTAACATCTCGATAGACATCTTGGGATGCTTTTAGTAAGAAGGCCAGCAAACCTACTGGGCGGCTTCCAAAGTCGTCTAGGTGACTGTAGATATTGACGCTTTCATCTTCGCCGGCTTCGTTTGTATAGGCATACTCGTCTGTTTTAAAGGAGTTTTGGAACGCCCCTCGGAATAAACTAACCGCACCGGACTGTAACCTTGACCGGGCTTCTTGAGCGCTAGCGTCGTCACCTAGAGCTATTCTTACTTGAAGGGCCAAGGCTTCTTGAAGACTTCGTCCGGCTAGCAAACCAGGGTCTACCAGTGCCGCCAGGCTACCAAAGTAATCCAGACTAGAGTCTAAGTCAGCGGCAATCCCGGTTAAGGGCTGGCCCTGTTGATTAGGATTAGCTGCGTTTCTAACACGCAAGGCCTCTGCATATTGAGCCCGGCTGCCGCCGTCGCTGTACTGACTGCCCCGCAAGCTTTGCTCTAACGCTCCACGAAGGCCACTAATATCACTCAAGTCTTTGCGGCTTAATAAGAGCATAGCCAACGCTTCGGCAACAGCTCGGCCCCCGCTGACAGTTCCTTCTGCTTCTGGTCGGTTAACCAATTGGTAAATACCACTTTGCTCTTTCTCTTCAAGTAGTCCTAACCCCATCTCAAAGTTAAAGCCCTTAATTTGGCTGCTGGATAGCATAGCAAAAACATCTTGGGCAGCAACCCGGCGGGGCAGCAAACTCTTAGTTCCTTCTGTAAAGCCATCTATGGCTTTCCAGAACTCTGCTTCTGCAGACCGCATTGGCCCTTTTGCTGTTTGTAAGCCACCCCGTATACCTTCTTTAAAGTCTTTTAGGGTCTGTAGGTCTAAATCTAAAATGACGGTATTGCCGGTGTTCACCGTTAAATGCGCTTCACTTAGAACGCTGATAGCCGGGCCTAGTTCTCTGGCGGATACCGCCGGGATACGGAACATCATCGGTTTAACCCGACCGTCACCAGTTGTAGTGCTGTAGTTAAACAGGTCGTTAATTGTGAAGGTTAACCCTTGACCACCTTCTGAACCAATTAACTCCCCGATCAGAGACATAGACTCGATATAGTTAAGTTTGCCTAGCTGACTGTTACCCAACTCGTCTCTGGAGCCAGGACTGTAGACACCTTTTTTGTAATAGAAGTTGACGTTGTCTAAACCCCGTCCGTACTCTATTTTGATGTTCCTGAACTCTTCTTTCAGTTCTCTAAGGGAGTCCATTACCAATCGTTTTGCTGAGACGGCATCTAAGCCAGTATCTTGCTGAACCGATTCGATATAGTTGGTTAGGTTTAGGTCGCCCGCGGGGATGTTGCTTAAATTAGGAATGTTTTGGTACTGAGTAAAATAGGTTGTTTGAACTTGCAGGTTCAGTCTTCTTTTGAGTTGGTTTACGACACTGCTTTCTGTGACTAGTAGGTCTTTGGCTAAGAAAATAGTGCCGGGTTTGAGCTTTTCATTAATAACCTTGTTAAGCGCACTGGGGCTTGCGATAAAGCTATCCAAAGTGCTGGTGGCTTGAACAACGTGGGGTTGGACATAGCTCAAGGCATACTGGTCTTCCTTATTGTCTCTGAAGTTAGCGTTTAGCATCCCATAGTCACTTAACTGGGATGCCCCGGCTGCTATTACTAATCGCCGTGGTGCTACGCCGCCCAAGTAACCTTTAGTAATCTGCTTTTGGTCTACTGTCCATTCTTTAGCGATAGTTCTAAGTAGACGAGTGTCTATGTTGGCATCACTTAACATCTCCGCAGGGGTAAGGAGAGTATCCGGGTTGTTCTGCTGGTAGCGACTGACGTATTCTTCCCGCAGGGCTTTGTACTGCTGTGCCGTTAGCGTCGAAAAGATGTTGCCCCCTAAAGAGTCAACCGAGCGGCTGGGGTCGTAGTCAAGGTCTGCCCCGAAGCTCATGGCATATTTAACAAACTCCGACGAAGCATTAAAGATAGGCCGGGTAGAAGTCAGGTTCTTCATCCGTTGACTAATCTGCTCAGACTTAGCAAAGGGGAAGAAGTAGATTAGCTCATCATCGGAGTCATAGGCTTCGCCTAACCCGGCGGCCTTCTCGGCTTTAGCTCTATACCGGCTGAAGCTAGCTTCAGCTAGCTGTTTCGCTGAGGTAAGGGCTTGTCTGTTGGTATACCCAGCTTGCTTTAAAGACTTAAATACCTGTAGAGTATATTCTCTTCGTTTAGTAATTCCTAGACCTGGCATACTCTGCATTAAGCCTTCTAGTTCATGCACGACCGGTGCGCCACCCTCTAGTTTTAACAATCCACCGTAACGGGTATAAGAGTCTTGGAACTTTAACCGACCGGAAGACGCAACCGCCCGCAGGTACTGACCTGAGTACGCCCCTAGGGATTCCCCGTGCATTAAAGCATACGGACTCATAATAAAACCAGTATCGTCCTGGTCTCGGAGGATGCTGTAAGCGTTATTGATGTATTGGTCTTCGCCGTAGCCAGGTAATCGGAAGAATCCCTGCCCATGGGAAAAGCCAGTTTCGTGGGGTTGGGAGAAGATGTCTATTTGGTTACTGAAGGACTCTTTCTTACCCTTTTCAATCTCTGACTTGTAAATAGAGGCAAGCGTTGGATTCATTTCAATGGCCTGCATAATCAGGTCATTGTAGAGCCCAGTAAAGTTATTCTGTCCTGTCACCCAGTTACCTAAGTTAAGGCTGGTGTTTACTTGGGTAACCAACTGACTGGTAAAGCGGTCAACAATAGCGCCAATGTTCTCAGGGGTTGCAGTGTTTTGTGTAGCAGCGTTTGTGATACCTGTAATTAACTTATTGACGGCTTCGTTCATTTCGGTCAGCCGTTGGTGTGCCATCCCTGTTGTGTTAGCAATATTAGGGCGATAACCGGCGTAATCCCCGATAGGAGTCGCTAGCAGAGAAGTTAACTGGGTCTGAAGCTGTTGTCTAATTTTCCCTCTGTTTCTTGCGTTCGCGGTGCTTAATTGGTTAGCTAATAACCCCGCGACTTCGTACAAGTCATTGGTACCACCTTCTGCAACGGGCGTACCCCCAGCACTCAATATCTGGTTAATGGACGTGCCAACGTACTGTCTTAGTGTGCCGGCAAAAACGTCTTTCTCCATCATGCCGTAGGTGGCGTACATACCACGGACTTGATACTCGTAACGCATAGCGTGGTAAGTCGTGTTAATTAACCCACCTAAGACATCAAAGGCATTGGCTTGATAAGTTTCACCATGCTTCAGGGCAATTTCATTTGTTGCGCCTGTTTCTTCGTCATAGACTTTATAGACCCGATTTTCGCCAGTGGCGTTTTTATAGACCATCCCAGCTATTAACCGCTGGGACTTATTAAGGTAAACAACAGGTTGCATACCGTCAGGGCCTTTAGCGTTGACTGTCCGCTCCGCGCCAAAGGTAACATCAAAAGAATACCCTGCTTCATCGCCTAAGGGATTAGCGATTTGAATCTTAGCGCCAACAACCCTAGCGCCGCCCTGCCCAACTAGATACCGTCGGCTGAAAATAAATTTCTTACCTTTAGCTGCTTTAGAGTCCCAACTAGTTGCTTCAACCCCTCCCATAGACCTTAAGAAGTCAAAACCGTCCCGTGCGATTTCTTCTCTGCCCCGCTGCTCGATCAGCAACCCTTGGTAGTCTGACCGTTCTTTAAAGAACCGGCTGTAACCATAAAAGTAAGACTGCTGAATATCCCGTTCTGTCTCAGCATCTAATATATTTAAAGTGTTGTAAGATGACTCACTTTCAAAGATAGCCATCGTTTCAATATTCTGCCTGTTCGCTCCGGCGGAGATGTTAGACGAACCAATACCATAAGCTTTGAGTTGGTTCCTCGAGTCTAAAATAGCAAACGATTTACTATGTAAAAACTGGGACGGCATGATAGAAAAAGCGTTGCTTTCTAGCAGGGAAGTTACCAAATCATACCGTTCCCGCTGCGCGTGGGTTAAACCTGTGGTATCTTTTATTGCTCCCATCCGGTAGTAGTTGTCAAGTAACCTAAATAAGCCTTGACTTTCAACATGACTAGTACTAGTTAACGCGATGCTTAGTTGACCACTGCTGGCTAGGTTTTTCAATGCTTCAAAACCTATTTGACCAACACCAAAGGGTGACCCACCCAGTTGGTGGGACTTCTTCCTGGGGTCAAGGGCTGATTCTAAATACTGTATTGAAAGGATAACCTTCTGGTCGCCGCTGCTAGCCGCGCTTTCTAATTTACTGGCTATCTTAGTGTGAATCTCTTCGTTCACAAATAAGACTCTAGGCCCATTTAGCACTCCCAGTTTCTGTTCGTAGCGTGTTCTGAACTCGGTTCTAGTAGCTTCTGGATTTTGCCGGCTGCTGGTTTGAAGCTCCAGTAAACTATCTACTGCCGCTTTTGTTTGTTGGGCTAATATGTCAAAAGCGTTTCTATCCCTAGCAGTATCCCGGTTTAGCAGGAGCATCTCTTCAATCGTTGTCGAGCGGTCTAGTGTAGAAGTCCAGTTTTGGGTACCGATAAAGATTTTACTGATTGCTCCTACAGCGTCGTCTTTTTCATTATCTTGTTCATAGAAGTAACCTAACTTCGCGTGAATCTGGCCCCGCTGTTGAAAGACAGGCACAACTCTAGCGGGCCCTTGGTTATAAAGTTCAGCCGTTCGAGCGCTTAAGTCATTACCTGCTAAAATCCCGGTGGCGGTAGTTGGCATAGACGAAGAATCTAAAATGTCGGTGTAGCCCTGGGTACCGACTTGGGTTGGCCCGGTTCGGTTTAAGACTCCAGCTAACGCGGTTTTAGACTGTAGTTGGTAAACAAAGCCTTTGAAGCCTAAGCCACTGTTTTCTTGGCTGGTCAACATTGAGTAGACGTCTAACCCAGTAGGCCGCATAATAAACCCACTGGAGCGGGTTACCCCCTGCTGGGATGTGCCTGTTAACCGAGCCGGTTCGGCATAGTTGTCTGTTTGTCTTACCAAACTTTGGTTAATCTCTGGCATAGCCGCAACTAGCTGCCTAGCCCCGTACTCTACTGCGCCTCTTAGACCTTGTCTTAAGTACTCTGGTTCATACGAAGGCGGACTGTTTAAACGACTGTTGGTGTCGACCGCCAGTGCGTCTAGGTTAGCCGGACGGGGGCTATGCAGCCGTTCATAGTCTTTGGTGAACCGACGGGCGTAGTTCTCAATCCCCTTGAAAGGGTCAGTTGCATTAGTATGAAAGTCTGTCCAAAACGATCGGGCAGCATCATGCTCAGCACTGCTCCCACCGCTAACTGCTGCGCTGGTTCTAATCCTATGGCTGACCTCTGGATATAATTCAGCATAGGTTTCAAGTTCAATATCTTCTAAAAGGCTTTTAGGGACGGTCTCCCCAGTTGCGTCCTCGATAGCGTCGTAAAGTTCATCGATAAAGCCGTTGTAGTCAAAAATCCGTAAGGCGCGCTGTGTGATAAGCTGCCTAATATCCGCGCTGTACTCACCTTTTATTAGATATTCGTATAAACTCTCTCTGTTAGTAACGTTAAGCGGCATGTTAGTTGCGACAGCTACGGATTACATATACTTTCACCCTAAACTAAAGCCGGCGCTGGGCCGGCTGGGTTACCTAAAGGTTTTTTCAATAGCGCTGTTCTTAGCGATTCCGTGGAGGGCTTCAAATACCGGTTTAGATTGTTCTTTTATCTGCATGCGCTGTTCGTTGCGCTGCTTTTCAATTTCACGGTTTATATCTTCGACTTCTAGTGCAATAGCTTTTTTAATGACCTCAGGCCAGCCATACTTTTTATAGAAGTCGTCGCCGCCCCATCCAATCCAATCCTCTAACGGAACTTTAGCATGTTGGTTAACCGCGAACCAGCTACTGATTTGGTACTTCTGACGAAGGATTTTAGCTGCATCTTCAAAAATGATTGACTTACTGGCAATCAAGTTTTTGAACTGTTCTTCGGTTAGGTCTCCCCAGCGATAGATAGGCCACCAGCTGGGGTAACAAGAAGATTGTCCAGCCAATTCGACTAAAGGGTCATAAACAGTCGTAACCGGAATTGGCTTAACAAACTCTAGGAAGCGGGAGATTCCATAGCTTCCGTCGGCTGGGCTGTAGTACGCCGCTGCCGAGGTTTGGTTTCGGTATCTTGTCGACCAAAGTTTTCCCGATAACGCTTTCCCACTTCCTTCGCTTTTTCGGCACCGTTGTTGTCTAACGTAAATTGGTTAATGAAAACCAAGTTAGCAAACTGAACGTCGCAGATTTCCCATTCGTCTAGCAGGCTGACCACATCGTTCGGGGTTTCAACTGGTTCGCTGTTAATGGTCTGTAAACACATTGCGAATAGGAACTCTTCCAACGAGCAGCCTTGTTGCTGAACACCTTGGTAACGACGGTCAGCAGCCATTTGAGTTCCGGTGCTAGGTACGTTGTAAGTGATGTTCAGGTCACCCGAGGGCATTTGGTCTTTATCCAATCCATAAACCAGGGCTGGCGCCAGCATATATTCGTTAGCCAGGTCTTGACCTACTTTAGCTTGGTCAACTCCTAACCAAAAGATTTCAATCATAATCATGACCAAAGCCTGACGGTCAGCGATCGGAAAAGGCTTGATTCGGTCAATAATGTCCTTAGGCATTGTCTTACTCATCAGTGAGTTGCCGTTGACATCAGTTACGTCTACTAGCTGATTAGCCAACACCAACTCTTCTACAGAGTAGCCAGGGCCCTTGCGGTCGTCAGTCGGATACAGTTTTTTAGCGCGTCGATAATCACCATAACGTGGACATTTGATTGTCACGTTGTACTTCCCTGACGGTAGGTCTTCATGGGAGATAGTGATCGTTTCAGGTAAAGACATAGGATGGAAAAACTCTTGTAAGTTACTACTTATCAGGATATACCAAAAATTTGAACTACAGTAGGAAATAGATAAACAGTAAGGCCCTATTAATAAGATGGCGACTTCCGGCGACATTAACTACCCAGACAAGCGTTCCGTCAGAAAACAGACTCAACAGCAAGGTCGCTACAATCTTTACAACGCGCTGCGGCGGCCATTAATGTCAAAGCTGCGGCTTTACGAACGGATGGCCCGCCAGGATTTGACTATCCGGTCTGCTTTAAACACCCGGGTGGATTCTATTATTGGTACTATTGGTGATGTGATTCACCCGGACAAAGAAATCCAAGAATTCCACCGGGATAACCTCAAGCGGCTAGAGGATGGCACTGGTAAAAACTTTAAGTCTTGCTTGCGAAATATTCAGTTTACTACCGACTGGGCTGGATTTTCGGTGTCTGAAGTCTGCTATTCCTTTGACTTTGGGTCTTTACATGTCGAAGACATTCTGACGTACCACCCGTCTACCTTGGTAATCTACCCTAATAAAAAGGGCCTGTTGGTGGATAACCAGGAAACTATGGACGGCTACCACAAATCAGGTATCTATCAGTACGCAATTAACTTCGCGCCCGCTGAGCAACATCTAGATTTGTGGAAGCACATCTACTTAGGGCGGGATTGCGACTACGGTAACTACTACGGACACTCGTTAGTGGCCCCGGCTTATAAATGGTTCCGACTAAAAGAAGTGCTAATTGAGATGATGATTAGCGCTATGAATAAGCTAGGCACCAGGCTACTGTGGGTGCGGTCGCATAACACTCCAACAGAAGAGTTGGTGCTTAACCCAGCTACCGGCGAAGAACGTCCGCTCACAACGCTTGAGTTAATCCGCAACCAGATAGAAATGAACGAAGGGGCTATTGACACCTTGGTTCTACCTCAAGTATCCCCCGACTACAAACCCGAAATTGGTTCGGTGCAGATGTCAGATAACTTTGGGGATACGTTTCTTAACACCCTCGCCTACGTTGACCAAGAGTCCGTCCGTCACATCATTCCTTACTTCTTGTTGATGGACACGGATTCTAACGAATCAGCCCGTGAGCGCCGGATGGAAATCTACTTTAATGATGTCTACAACCAACGGGAAGCTCTAATTAACGTTGCTGTTCAGAAAATTCTAATGCCGTTGCAGACCTGGAACTTTAACCGCGCGGCGGCCAAGATTCCTCCCACCTTTGCTCGTATCTTTTCTGACCGACCGGAAGATCGTGTAGCAACGATGCAGATGGTTACAGGTCTTACTGAAACAGGCTACTTGAATCCGACTAACCCGATGGATTGGGGAATGGTTCGGGAGATGGTTCGCTTGGCAGGTCGGGAAATGACTGAAGCTGACCTGAAGTTTATTAACGAAGTGGTCATTGAACCCCTTCAAAAACCAGAGCCAGCTGCGGGTGCAGCTACAAAAAAGCCAACAGCCGGGCGGCCTAAAGGAGTTTCCAAACCTTTAAGCACTCGTTCCCCGGCTAAGCCCGCCAGCAGCGGCTCCACTACTAAGAAGAACCTTAAGCAAGGAGGTTAAGAACCTTAGCCTCTAAAAATGCTTTGCGGTCTAGGTCGCACTGAGCCACTAAATAGATATGGTTACAGTTCCTAGTTTCTAGGTATTCGTTACATCCACAGTGCCCGTGCGTAACTAAATGCTCCAGTCCACCAGGGGTTCTGACAACATGGTGTTTACCCATGTACTCCGCGATGCTATAGCCACCTAGGACGCATTCTGCTGATAGACAGCGACGCTTCTGCTCCTGAACATCCTTTTTGGGTAGTAGGAGGTGTTCTAGTTGACCACTGTAGGTATAAATGATTCCTTGTTCTGTAGACTGTACGTTGCTAACTAACCCTTTGACACATTCGTACAGATAAAAGTAAGCCATGCAGTCGGTCAAAGATAAAGGCCCTTTTGAAATTAACCGCCGGTGCAGGTTAACTCTGTTTTCCAAAGAAGCCCAATCGAACCGCATAATTTCTGCGATTTCTGCCACTGGAACTATCAGCCGCTGCCGAAGATTGTCTTCTAATTTAACGACAGTAAACTCCAAATGGTCTTCCCCTTTTAGCTTTGAGCCCTCCTCTAATAGTAATTTGCGGTCTAGTATGTCTAGTGTTGCGGACAAATATTTATAGTTCCACATATAATTGGTATAAATGTTGGCTTTCCCTTTACTTTTTTCACTCCCTTTTTCGTTTAATCGTTCAAATGCGTGACCTAGACCTCCTTAATCTGTTTACAGAGCAGTCTGCGGAAAAGTTCAAACCTGCCAAGCTGGATACTGGTCGATTAGACCCTAATAGCTTTAACGTGGACCTTCCTGCCCCAAGCCGCCAAGTTTTTTCCAACACTATCGTAGCGGAACCTCCCGCGGAAAGTTTTGAGCAGTTTTCAATTGCTGTTCCTGTGCTAGACGACGAGCCGGAAACCGAAACAGAAGATGAAGCTGACGAAGAAGCAGTCGCAGCAGAAGACGAAGCTGAGACTGATGAAGCTGACGAAGACGGCGGCGGCGGAAACGGTAAGCAAAAGCTTTCTTACTACAATCATCAAGGGGATGTTCCTCCAGGTTTTAAAGCCGCGGCGGCCTGCGCCAACTGTGCCTACTTCATTTGTTGGGAGTACGAGCATGAGCAATACTGCGGGAAGTATGACTTTCCCTGTACGCCTAACTACACCTGTGATGACTTCAAGTCAAGACGACAAGCTGACGAAGAAGCAATGGAGCGGGTACGTGCAGAACTTCAAGAAGTCAAACTGAGTGAGCAGCAGGAGTCCGAAGAAGAAGCTATTGTTTCTTCGGAAGAAGACAAGAAGGAAGTCTATGCCGATGACGTGCAAGAACTTCTTGAAGAGTATAAAGAGGTCGTCCAGAAGTTTAGCGACGGGGCATTAGTCAATGAGATGTTGACCTTGACCCGGTCGCGGTTCAACAAACGCTCTGTCTTTGCTGATGCCTTTTTAGACATGCACTACCGTAATGAGTATAAACGCCGTAACGGCACATTAGAGGGGGCTTTTACTGAGGTATAACAACTATGCCACTATCTATTGAACTTAAAAATGATAAGGAACTACTGGCAACAGACACTGTTGCTGGTAAAGAGTACATCAAAGCACCAATTGCCCGTTTAGGTAAATGGAAACATGAAGCTTACGGTCGGGTTGAATTCTCCCAAAAAGACTTTGATGATATTACCACTAACTGGAAAAACAACGCTGCTGGATTTGAGCCTCCACTCTACCTAGGTCATCCCCGGAATGACAAGGCGTGGAGCGGCGCGCCTGCCGTTGGGTTTCTAGAAAACGTAGTTCAGGAAGGAGATACTTTGTTTGGGCTTTACGAGCCGGTAGACAAAGAAGCCTTTGAGGAAGTTAAGAAGGGCCAGTACCGTTATGCTAGCTCCGAAGTTTATCGGAATGCTAAAGATAAAGAGACGGGTGCTGTGATTGGTACGCTGTTGACAGCCCATGCGTTAACAAACGAACCCTACTTGACTAAACTGCCGCGGGTGGAAGTAACCGAGAAGCTTGAATTTAGCAATCCTATTAACACTACTCGTTTTGTATTTTCTCAAGAATCAGCTACCTGTACAAAAGAGGTAGTAACTATAAATGCTATGACACAAACCACCGAAGTTACGTCAGAAAAAGACACTGCTGCGCACGAACAGTTCGTGCAGCTGCAACACGAAAACGAAACCCTGCGACTTGAGCTTTCCGATAAGAACAAGCAACTCGCAGATCTACAGGACGCTGTCGCTGCCATCAAACAAGAACTTTCCATTCATACCGAACGCGCCAAGAAGCAGGAACTTTCTGACAAACTGGCCCGGTTGAATAAGCTGAATGTTTCTGCCGCGACCAAAGAGAAGTATTCCCAACTCTTTGCGGAAGGCACCCTTGATGCCACTGGTGAAGAAAATATCTTTTCTTTGTTGGAAGAGTTATCTGCTGGTAACGTCCAAAAGTTCACCGATGTTCAAGGTGTTCAAGAAAAGTCTGAAGAGACCGCTGTTGAAAACCCTTACTCAGAAACTATCCTTAAGCTCGCTGAGCGCGCCAAGGAGCTAGGTCGTGAATTTGTAATCTAGACCCAGTGAATTAACTACTATTTAAGGAAATAAGCTAAACATGCCTCAAGAGTTTCACCCCGAGATTACAGATTACCAATATATTGGCGACTTGCCTGCCCTTGGTAGTCTACAGCTAACTAAGCTAGCCCGCGGATTTGAAGTGGCGGAGATTGGTCAGTTGGATGACCTGTTCCCCAGCCAAATGATTAACGAACGGACTATCGTCATCGAACAAATCATCGAAGGTCTGGGTATTATGCCCTTGGCTCGCTTTGGTGTTCCTGGTGGCGGCTTTATTGAGCCCGACCGGATTCGTTCGATGCGCGTCACCCCGGCGGTCGTTCGTGAAGAAGATTTCATCGAGCAAGCGCTCATCAACCAACTCCGCCAGCCTGGTACCTTCAACCAGCAATGGAGCCCGACTCAGATCATTCAACAACGGGTACAAAAACTTGTTAACCGTCACCGCCGTACCGTTGACCTCTTCCGTGCCAAAACCCTACTGGGCGGCATCAGCTACACCGACCCTCGGACAGGTGTCAGCATTGATGTCAGCACCAACATTCCTGAGCATAACCTGTTCTCTTATAAAGGCTGGAATGCTGCTGTCGCTGCTGGTACCGTCGTTAACGGCTTTACTGCTGACTCAGCGCTGACCAATGATAAAGGACGACCTGAAGCCTTCTTCTTCCGGTCTACTGACGAGCGCTTCGGTGTACCTTGGACTGACCCCAAAGCTGACCTGGCCTATACGATTCGTATGATTAAGCAGTATCTGCTCAATACGAACAAAAACCAGTTCACTGAAATCATCATGCACTCTGACTTGATGACTGTTCTGCAAGAGAACAACCTAGTCAAGTCTTTCATGGGTCTACCCTACGCCCTTAACACCACTGGCACCCAAGCGGCCTACACCCCCGCCAACAATATGCCTCCCTCCAGTTTCCTGGTACTCGGCCCCGGCGGTGACTTAGCGTCCTTAGGTGGTCTACGGATTCGTGTGGTTAACGGGCTGTACCGTAACCCCGTCACTAACCAGATTGAAAACTGGTGGCCTGCCCATAAGGTAGCTATCGTAGCTCCGACTCACATGAATGACTCCAGCGCTCGGTTGGGTCTAACTCAACACTGCGTCGGTGAATCTGAAGACGGACAACCCGGTGTTTACATGCGCGTCAGCCCCATGAGCGCACCCCCGGCACCTCCCGGACGGGTAATGCAAATGGGTGATGCCTTCTTACCCTTTGCTATCTATCCCCACTGGATTTGTCTGCTGGATGTTTGTGAGCCTGATGAACTCAAAACCAAGATCATCCTACAAGCTGACCTGAACTATGGAACGTTCTAGACCACCGGTGTCTATACTTGTTCACTCCTCTGATAAGGTTATTGACTTGAAGAACGAGAAGATTAAGCAGGAACAACCGAATACGCTTCGCTTTCTTCAGTCAAACCTTTCTTATGGAACTTTTTAACCATCATCTGATTAAGGACGGCAATAAATAAATGGCTACAGTACCTTTAACTGGAACTCCTGGATTTCGTTTTTTATGGCACCTCTACCCGAGTGCCCGTAGTGGCGGTCTTAGCTACTACCCCTATTACAGCACCGTAGAGCAAGGTCTGGCTCCTAGCTGGACTCCTCCGGTTGCTTCTGGTTTGACCACGGCTCCTACTTCCTATACGGTTGCAATTTCGGCTGGTCGTGCCTACCTGGACGGTGAAATCGCTGTCTTGACCGCTGGTCAAAACGTCGTGGTTAACCCTGGTGATCCTCTGTTTGCTCCCCCGGTTAACGGCGTTAACGACTACCCTATTTACCTGAGCCCCACCCGGATTCTTCAACCCGTGGTTAAAGGTGACACTCCTCCGACGACTTATCTGAACGGAGCTGCTATCACCGCTGGTGCCCAGTACGCTGAATGTATTGATTTCGGTGAGTACCTTGGAGCTACTGATTTCTATCAATATAACGGGACTACCTGGGCTAAATACGACCCCACCTTCGCAGCTCCGATGTTACCTGCTCAGGCTGGTAAGAACCGGATTTACGGTGGTGGTATGGTTCCTTCTGTTGGAGCTAACAACCTAACGGTTCGGGCTCAAGAGAAACGAATCTACATCGAGAACAAGTACCCCCCGTACACCAACTCTAACTCCAAAGCACTTCTCCGGGATGGCTGTTCCTTGGAGTTGGCTAATGTTTCTCTGTACTACTTCGTTCTTCCCCTCAGCATTAAAGTTGCCACAACGGCTAGCTCTGCTACCATTACGACTGACGCTGCTACGGCTGCCGTACTGGCTGATATGGTTGCTGCAGCTGGTAGTGTTGGCGCTCTTGCGGTCAAACTTACTGGACCTTCTGGGTTCTTCACCGGCGGTGGAGCTTCTTCTAACATTACTGCTATTAGTGGTACTAACATCACTACAGCTGCTACAGTAGTAGCTAACAACGCTGAAGTTACTCTGACCATCGAGCCCCAAACGGCTGGCCGTATCTACCTTCTAGCCCCTGCTAAATCTGCGTTGTTGGTAAACAGCATCCCCGTCTAGATTTAACTTCCAATGCCTAAGCAAATCTTAGCTGTCGCGCCTGTCAATCTTAGAATTGCCGGGCGCGTTTATTCAATTGAAGCTGGCAAAACTCTACCTGTGTCTGACGACGAAGCCTCTATGATTTTTGCCAGTCCCAGCTCTAGCAAGTTTAAACTTGTAGGTGACTTTATGTCAGAAACTCCAATTAGCATTCATAACGCGGGTCTTCCTGCGTACACCCCACCTAAAACCGTAGCCCCAGACTTGGCCGCCCACAAAGATTGGGCGACGCCGTTTGTCCCTGGAACTGTTCTTGACCCAATCCTTTCCCCGGTAGCCCAACCGGTTCAAGCTGGTGAGGATTTTTTCGACGCGGTAATGGACACGGCGAGTGTTTCATTACCGCTGCCGGCCCAACAGGATACGGATTATCCTGAAGCTTCTATCGACGTTGCTCCAGAACGAACTTCAATTACTCCTGACACCCACTGGTCAAAAGTTAAGGTTCATCTTTCCTTACTAGAGAAGGAAGAGCCAATCAACTACACGGCTGTCCAGGAAATCAAATTGATGTTCCCTAAATCTGTATCTATCCAAGCTCAGTGCGACCGTATTTTAGCCACCCAAGGATAAAGGACTGACCATGGCGACCACCTTTAACTTTGAAGACCGCTTTTCCTACCCCCAACCCAACGGGATTAGCCCTGGTGTTGATGCTGAAACTGCCCAAACTTTGGCAGACGATGAAATCGAGCAGGAGTCCCCAGAGTTAAAGAGTATGGCAGCTATGGTTCGTCAATACTCGGTGCTACTAAAGCGAAAGCGCACCCTAGATATTTTTAATGTTATTACTCAGCAGACAGACCCACGCTGCGCGTTAATTCTTTCGGCAGCGCGCCGACGCAACACTAATCTTCCGCTTTTCAAAGGGATTAACGAAGTCCGGCAGGTCATGTTCAATGATGATGCTCGTAATCCTGACCCCAACCGTCCCTTAGACCAGACGTTGAACAACCGGTTGTTCAGTGACGGGGTTCGTAGGGCTAGTGCAGCGCTTGCAGCGTCTATTTTAATGGCAGAACTACCTGAAATTCAGCGGGAGTATGCTGCAAAAGTTGAAGAACAGGCAATTGCTGACTTAGACCGGATTATTGCTACATATGAAATTCAATCCCAGTTGCCCTCTACAGATAAAACATCTGAGCCGGCACCAATTGCTTTCTACTTTGAGCCGCTAGACTTTGAAATAGACCCGGCCTTGGAATTAGCCGTTGAGTGGTACTCCCCGTCTATTGTTAATAACTGGACAGCTGTACAGACCTATACAGGTAAGACATCAACTTGGCATATTGTCAGCGACTTAGCTGACTCAATGAATATGTACACCAGCCAGGATGTCGATAAAGCATTGCTTGCTTCTGCTGACCTGTCTGGACCTTTACTAGGTTCTTCTTACTATCACACCTTATCTTTCTACCCCCGCAAGCCTATCAACGGGGTGCTGGGTTACTCTATTAACGTCAAGATTGAACTTCGACCGACTGGGTCCCCCCAAGAGCCCCCGATTGTGATGGGTGGGGCTACAGCTAACGAAGCAGAAGATATTTACGGGTTGTCCCCATTTAAGTGGGGCCCTTACCCCAGTTCTATCGACACTTATCCTATCAACGGTAAGATTATCGTCCTGTACTTTGGTAAGTCGGCTGCCTTGACCCCACAGGAGCTAAACGATGCCTACATACCCACAGTACTTTACTTCCGTAATAAGATTCATTACACCGGGCAACCGACAGCTCTGCTTGACCCAGATGACCCGCTAAGCCCCCCAGACCCTGCTAGTATTATAGAACCGCTTCAGCAGGCAACTCTCCGTTTTCGAGTTCAGCCGTGGCATCCTAATATAGCCGCGATCGATAACCAACCTGTTGAAGTCAGTGTTCCTTTTGAGCGGCTTTTAAGCGACGGCACAATAAGCCAAGTTGATCTAGATAACAGCCGGTATTCCCAAATCGCGGTTCAGCTACTATACGAAATGTCTTATATCGACTTGTCTACTAAAGCAACTGGGTGTATCGTTCGTAATGACCCTGTAGAGCAAGCACAGCCACTATCTGGACTAGAGTTAGTAGCGTGGGGGATTAGCAAGTCAGTATCTCACATTGTCTTGGACGTTTTAGAAATACCCCCGGATTTAGAAATGGCAACAGGTGATTTAACTGGCCCGAAAACCTCTTTTAGCTCCAATCCCCGCTCCCTGCGGGTGAAGGTTCAGAACGAGGCATTTGCAACAAACCCTCTTCTTGAAGCTGCCGCTACGCGGGAGCCTATTGGAGTTGTCCCCAAAGCAAATACCAAAGTATGGCGAGCCATCTTAGAGGAATCTAGCTCTGTAGAAGATTCCCGGTACTACTAATGGATTTTATCTTTCCAACGGAACGACAGGCTGTCAGGGCCTTACTTAACGCTATTGCTAACCACCGTGACGTTAAGAACGCCCCTGTTTACTTTCCTGTTTTGGTTGGAGAACGTAACGCCCCACAAAAAGTCCCTGTCGTAAGTTTTAGAACCTTTGGTGGCACTGAGTACATTGAAGATGGGGTGACCTTAGCAGTCTATCCCGTGACTAGCGGTATGGGCCTGGGTAATGCGTTGACCTATCGGGATAACGTTTTAGGGAACGTTGTAGACCCTAACTATAACGTTAAAGCAAAGCTTAAACTCGTAGTGCAGTTATTTTACCGGGAAACAACCTATAACGCCCCGTTAAAGCTGTACTCTGACGCGTCTTCCTTAACTAAAGACATTGTTAAACTGTTGCCCTACGGTCGATTGATTAAGTTTAAAGAAGATGGCTTGGACTCAGCTCCTTTAGCTGACCAGTTACCCTTAGACCGGTTCGTGACTGAAAATACTATTGAAGTTAACGTCCTACCCGGCGAAGAAGTTCTTCGAGATTGGATGGCTATTCTAAGGGGCGTGATCCGGGACTTACCAGTGTTGTATCCCTTCGCTATGAGAAATCCTAATATTACATTAGTGGAGTACCAAACAAGTAACTGGTTAAAGCCCGAAATTCAAAATCTAGTTTTTCACTCAGCCTACATGGTAGTCGAATACGACTTGTTTGAACCGGCGCGGACTCCCGACTACCGCCTACCGTCTATTGGAGAGAACTTATTTGTTGAAAACGACCCTGTCGTACCGCCGGAAATCCCACCTGTTCCTTTGTACAGCCCGCCTTTAGCTGACCCACCTTCAACCATAGATGTTATATAGTTTCTTTCTTTGTTGGAACTAATAGTCTATTTGTAAGGTAGTCATTACGAATATTACGGTTGCCGTACAGAACAGGCTTTATGTGTTTGTAGTATAGGTAAAAAGATGGTAGATTACTCATTTCCGAACATTTCCTTCAACTCTAAGGTTATTGGCCCCGCACCTGTTAACCCCGGCTGGCGCGATAAATATGCCATTATCGGTGAGTTTGACCGTGGCCCTGTTGTACCTGTTCAGTCTGCAGACCGGTCTGTTTTAGCTTCCCTCTACGGGGAAGATACCAGCTCTGGTTCTATTGCACTGCAGCAGGCGATGCGCCAAGGTGCTACAAACGCTGTTGTAGCCCGTGTCGTACCCAATAGCCTTCCCTCCCAACTCTATTTTGAGATTGCTGGCGACAGCCTTTTTGTTCAACCCTCGACGGGTTACGAAAGCGCAATCGCCAACACCAACGTATTAGATACGTTTAATTACACCACCGGTTTCAAGTTCACTCTGGATTACATCGGTGAACCTAACTTTGTTAGAACTGCTTATGGCGACATCAGCAGCCGTAACCGCCCCATCGACCACCCCACCTTCAACGGTCGGGCTCAGATGAACTACATGGTTACGCGTGTACAGTCTGCCGACGCTGCCCAACGAGTTGTTTACGAAGATAGCAACGAGGTTCTTGAAGTTACTCTTCACAACAGCAGCCGCGACGACTACCAACTCGTTACTTTCGAAGAAGGTAACAACGTTTACGTTGAGCAATACCTAAAGCCCGGCTTTACCCTGCGCTCTTCCACTAGCGCTCAACAAGAAGGTCTTGTGATCGCTTGTGAACCCTACGAATATAGTGAAGGGGTAAAAGCTGTTCTGGTTAAAGGTCACTACAGCCCGGCTAACGCTTACAGCGGCGCTGTTGTTACAACCAGCGGGCTTTACAACGTTACGGTTACTGACTTTAAGAAAGGGTCTAACGTAAACAGCCCCACCCTATCTATCCTGGCTCAATCGGTTGCCCTGGTTGGTGGCAGCGCCTATGAAGTTAGCGCCGCTGTTAACAACGGTGGGAACATTGATGTCACCTTAGCAACTAATGTAACCGGCAGCGCTAAAGAAGACGCTCCTGTTTCCTTTGTTCCTAAGGTCACCACTGTCACCTACGACTCGGTTGATAAAGTTACCGATATTACCTTGACTGGTGTCTTGGCTAACACGGACATCGCTGTTGGCAGCAAGCTAACCTTTAGTGCTAAAGATGCTTCTTACACTGTTTCGGCTATCAGCACTGCCTGGTCTTCCGGCACTGTTACTGTCGAAGTAGAAGGTGACGTTCGCGCTGGTGTCAAAGTCAAAGACTACGCTTTGGTAACGACCGCTGATTCCAACGAACAGTTAGACACCTTTAAAGTTCACTTCCCGTCTGTCACGCAGTATATTCTGGGTTACAGTCTCCGCTCCTTTGACAACAGCGCGCTGCAGTCCCGGTCTACTAGCCGCTCCTATCTGACGATTGGGTCGTCTGCTACTAAACCAGTTCGCTACTTCGATGGTTTTGTGAACTACGCTGTTGATGCTTGCCTAGTCTTCCAAGAAGGTGACGGTGGTGTTTATCATAAGATTCCTTACCTGACCGGTCTGAAGAACCTACAAGAAGCCCAGCTTCTTGAGCGGGAGTACTTTGGGCTTGAGCTTTACTTTGGTCGTCCCAATGACCGTAAAGTTTACCTAGCTGAAACCACCATCTTTAACATTCCGCTTGTTAAGAGTGAAGCGGTAATCGGCGGTGAAAGCGGCAGTGAAACGGCTTACCCGAAAGGAACCCTGGCAACAACGATTCTTCGTGACCTTGAGTATGCTATCTACGGTGACCCGGCCATGGCGTCCATGGTTAAGGACATCAAAGTAGATATTACGCTGCTGCCCTTTAAGTTCAGCGGGGAAGCTTCTTTTGTTGGCGTTAAATCCAACCGCCTGCGCTGGAACTTGGAACGTTATGTTGCCGGCCCTAAAGCGGTTTACTCTTCTAAGTCTGGGGCTGTACTGACCTTTGACGCGGTGCCTGATATTATCCTGGGCAAAGAAGACGACTACAGCGTCATTATCGACGGTGTTGCCTACCCCCTGACCGCTGCGTCTTCTACTACAGTTACTGTAGACGTTGATGATCTAAGCGTCCTGGATATTCTATCCACTGGTGACGAACTGGAGTTCCGCTCCCAAGTTCAGACCAAAGATATCCTAATCCGTCGTCAGCCTGAAGTTGACTTCGACACTCTAGACTACGGGCTAGACAAGTTCTATCCCTTCATCAACGGTCGGGATACGGCTTCCCACGCCTACGCTGATTTCTACGCACTGAATGGTAAATCCCTGATTCGCGTCGTTGCTTTAAACCCTGGTATTTACGGCAACAACATTAAAGTCAGCATCGTCCCCGATGAAGTTACCGTTAATAGCGCTAAGTTCTACCTACAAGTAGAAGACACCAACCCTGGTGTGATTCTTGGTGGGCCTAAAACTGAACTGTGGTACCTAGACAACCGGGAAATTGACCCTGAAACTGGCGCTTACCTGTCGGTTAAGCAGTCGAACCTAGTTCGCGCTTACTTCCTACCTGTAATCGAGCCGGTTAACGTTAGCGACTTAATCAACACGATTGATGAGTCTCTGTTCCAAGGGCTGCCTCTGCGGATTGCACCACCTTTAGAAGTCCAAGATTCGGCTTATGCCTCTGGTATCACCCGTGTCACTTCCCAAGGGGGCTCTTTCATCCGTAATGTTACCCTCTCTGGTGGAACTGAGTTTGTTGACCCTGCCCCTGACGCGGCTATCCGCGCTCGCCGGGATGGTTACCTAGCTGCTCTCCGCTCTCTGGAAAAAGAAGATGTTGCTTGGATTGCTATCGCTGGCATCTACTACGGCGACAACGACTACCAAGAAGTCTTTGACGAGCTAAAAGCGCAGTGTGAACGCGCCACCACCTTGAACGGCCTCCGTCGCGGTGTTGTGAGCCTGGCTCCTAATGTGTCTCCCCGTCAAGCCTCTGTCCTCCGTGACCGGATTAACAGCGACAAGATTGTTCAAATTGCTGGTTCTATCCAAGGGGTTAACCTGAACGGTCAGATTTACCAAACTCAAGGCGCTACTGGCATCTACGTTGGTCTCCGCTGCGCCCGTCCGCCCCATATCTCTACCGCTTCTACCTACAGTGGTGGTTACGCCGAAAACGTAAGTTTCAGCAACATCAAATCTTCTCCTGATGTGTTAGACGCCTACACCCGCGGCGGTACGGAAGTGCTCTTCTACGATTCCGGTCTGAAGCTCTTTAAGTTCTTGAACGGGATTACCACCAGCCGCGACCCCAACAAGAAGTATGTATGTGTGCTTGAAGTTTGGGACCAAATGAAGCACGACCTTTACAACTACTTGCAGTACGTCCGGTCTGAGCCCAACACTCGCGACCTTCAAAAACGGGTTGCCTCTTCTGTAGATGCTTATCTACAACAGAAGTACCGCGACGACTGGTTCATGCGGATTGCTCCTACGATCTGTGGGCCTGCTAATAACACCGAAGCCGATATGATTCGTGGCAAGCTGTTTATCACGGTACGGGCTACGCCTACGTTCCCTGCTGACTTCATTGTCGTTAACGACATTATGGATCTCAGCGAGACCTTCAGCTTTGAAACGCAGCCTATTAGTTCTTTCTAGATAGATTGAGCCCGGTTAGTTAAGCTAGCCGGGCTGGTCTGATAACCACTGCACGTATGGAGTAAGATTATGGAATTTATCACTAGAGCCGCGGTAAACAACGCGATTTTAGACCCTCTTCAAGGTTTTGACTGTGATGTCTACGTTCAAGACCAAGCCACTGGTAAACAGCTTATTATCGGGCGCTTCACCAGTTTTCAGTTCACGGTTCGTAATGCCACTGAGCCCTACATGGAGTTCAACCAACGAGTAGCCCGTTTACTTGACGGTGAGTTCCAGTTTGGTTGGGTGCTAGAGCGCGGTTTAATTGACACCCGCTTTCTAGAAGATACCTTTGGTATAATGTCCTTGTCCCGTGAGCAGCGGATTTCCCGTAGCCCCCGCTTCCAGATTACGGTTGAACTGAACGCCCCTGAACTGGCCAATCCTATTGATGGTAAAGCAACAGAAGGCGCTCAAGAGTTAATGGGCGGTGAAATTGTTGTTAACAACCGTGTGACCCGCGCTGCCACTGGTAAATATCGTCTGGTTTATGCCAAGACTGATTCTTTTACCTTCGGCGCTATGGCTGGTCGGAATGTAATCGCTACCCGCTGGGAAGGTCTCTGTGAAGGGATTTACTACAGCAATCAAGCCGATATCTGGCCTGGTCAAACCCTTGGTAAAGGCGTTAGTGTTAACAGCAACTCGCCGACGAGTAAGACTATTCTTACTGGCCGGTCGCTGTCTGATACGCCTGGTAGTGCCAAAGGCCCTGAGTGGGATATTTGGGGATCTCAACTGGGCGAAGCAGCCTTACCTGACGGTGGCTCCAACGGTATTCCCGAATAAGTAGCACGAACCGTTCGTGTTTAGTTAAGCTGTACAACCCTTTTGGAAAGCACTCTATACTAGTTATAGAGTGCTTTGAACTAATTTACTAATGTCTGACTCAACTAACACTCCGCCCGCGCCCACGAACAACCAACCCACCGAGCGCCAGCAAATAAAACTACAACCTAGGTTTCCGACAGATCCTTTGGTATTGGGGGCTGTCTGTCATCAGCAGCAGCAAGCCCAGTACCCTGTTTTTGCGGTTACAGACTTAGACGACAATATTATTTTTGCTAACTTTACGGAGTGGAAGTTAACCAAGGCCCGCACGAATATCAACCGCTACTGGCAGTCCAGCACTGCGTTCTTTCAATGTACGGTTGAGTTAACCGACTTAGCTAAACTAACGCCGCTATGGCCAGCTCCAGTGTTTCGCCACCAAACGACTATCCCGGCTACTAGCACTGCTTACACTCAAGGTTTGAGCTCAGAAGTTAAAGATGAACTTAAAAAACTTGTTGAGCGGTTTAAAAAAGAGTCACAGTCCTTTCAAAACCCTACGCAGGGACAAGAACTAATTGACAAATTAGTAAAAGAAGCAAGCGATGATGCTAAAACTGCTATCGCAGATATTAATACAACTGACACCTCTGGTGGTTCCATTATCTATAAGCTTGAGCAGGCATTAGATAAAGCTGAAAACAGCGACCCCCAACAACAACAGCAACAACTGGCAATTGACGCTGCGATAGCAGCGTTCCCGTTAGGCTCTTACGACGAAATCTGTATCTACGGAGGTTATCTAGACCGGCTTCGTCCCGTAGTATCTGAAGATATTAAAGCCAACCGACTGCTACGCAAAGGTGTCTGGTCGGTAGATACCATTACCGTCAGTGGCAGTACCCCAACGGGGATTATTATCACAGTGCAGTGCCGTGACCGACTGAAGTATTTAATGGATACTTTTGGTAGCTACAACACCGCCGAGTCCAATGAACTACTTGTTGACAAAAATGACAAGCCTGACAACAACAACGCTATTAAACGCTCACAGGTAATCTTGACCCTAGCCCGTCGAGGGATTGGTGAATACAAACAGCAAGAGTCTATCGGGGGTCGGTTTATTAATTCAGGGGTTATTTACGATATTTCTGACGCGGGTAATGAAAACACTCAGTCTGGCAATGTCTTGATGGACTTTGACCCTTACTATATGTACAACATCGACGGTGGCGCGTTGCTGGTGTCTAACGGAACGGTAACCCAATCTAATGGCCAAACAAGCGCGACTTCGACCAACGCAACTATTTACAACACCAATACTCCTGAAGGGAAAGCCCAATTAGAAACAGCTCTCGCAGAACTTAAAGCAAAAGCGCAAGCTCAAGCAGACAGCGAAAAAGACGACGCGGACGTTCAGGCAAAAAATGCTGAAATCCAGGCTTTGACCCCTGACACTTTTATGGCTTACCTAGACGCAAACGGAGTCAAAAGTGGTACTAATATCGGAGACATAAACGTTAGCTCTGCGGGCAGCCTACGTGGCTCTACTGCCAACTCGCCCGTTGCTAAGGAAATGGTCTTTAATATCGTCAGTGGGCGGGTGCCTTATACCACAGCCGCTGACCAGTATTTTGGTCAGAACTTCATTGTTGCTGACCGTGTACCTCTAGACTACATACGGTTTCTGTCTCAACAGGAACCTTGGCCAACAGAAGTGTTTCAAGACAGCCGTACCGGTGAGTTCTGGTACGCACCGCGGGGGTTAGACTTGACCGGGTTGTCTGATAAGTCCCGCTTCTTTCGGACTTACTACTTTAGAAACTGGCCCAATGATTTAGCTCAAACCACTGTAGCCCCCAGCAGTAATACTCAAGCCCAACAGGCCCAACAAAGTGAAAAGTTAAAAGAGCTGACAGAGGTTAGAGACGCCCTAGCCCAAGCAATAAAGGATAACGCAGTTACCAATGCTTTAGACCAGTTTGAATCAAAATATGGGGCTAGACTTGACAAACTAGTCGGTTCTAACTCTAATTACAACGAAGCTTTGGCTAAATTAGACCAACTTATTAAAAATGAGCAGCAGTCTAGTAATACTCCGGCTCCTGCAAGTTCCACGTCAACCCTTTCTGAGCGGGCTGATTTAGACATCAGGTCGGCAACGTTAGTGGATGTTTATAAAGACATAAGCAAGGCTCTACAAGAAAACCTAAATGAGTTAAGTGGTTTTTCTGGGTACATAAATAACACCGAAGAGGAAAGAGGCCCTTACATTCGTAACTTACGTAGCTTGTCTGTCGAAGCAGCAAATTACATGAATGTTTATAAAGAAGAAGATTACCGTATAGATATTGTTAAGTATAGAGAAGAGGTGGAAGGACGGGATGAAAAGGCAGTAATTGAAACAGCCGAGCGCTGGGCAGAAGAATTAAATGTTGCAATAGCCGATGGGGAAAAAGCTAAACAAGAACTCCAGAAGCAGGAAGGGGTGGATGAGTTGAAAGCGGCTCAAGATAAAGTCATCCCAGACTTTGGGATTGCGCACCCCCACCCTGCCCAAATGATTCATACCTTCCGGGAAGAAGTCTCTTCAGTGTCCGTCCGCACTAATATCATTGTTCAGTCCCACTCGCCTAGTACACCGGATACCATTACCCAAATTCTACATCTGTCTGTAGAGCCTTGGTTTATGAAGACCCGTGCGTATCCCTGTTCTTTTTTCACGGTAACGGACGACAGCGCCGGGACTATGAGCGGTGACAGTACTAAACGGGGCGCTCTCATTGCTTTAGCTTTATCCTACGCCCGGGTTATTGCTAAAGAACTACGGGTATCCGCTGCAACTGTTCTAGGCGACCCGTCCTTTGTCCCTGGGGAAGTTATTCAAGTGATTGGGTCACCGATGAACCCTTATGCGCTTGACCCTAAAAGTCCCTATTACTGGACGGAAGACCGAAGACAGATTGTAGATATGAACCGGCAGTACCAAGGATTAGCTAATGATTTAGCAGTGGTAGCCCGCTCAAATCCAGATACACCATACAGTCCACCAGAAGGCGTTGACGTTCTTACAAACCCTATCCCAGGTAAAAAGATAGTGATTTCTCCCAGCGGTACTGGACAGACTACCAACAGTGATTTTGCGCAGGCAAAGGAAAACAGAAACCAAGGGGTTAACTATATTACCTTTAAGCGGGAGCCGCCTTCGATGTGGCGGGTGGAAGGTGTTGTTGACCGCTTTATGGACGGGGTGCCTGGATACTATACCGAGTTGGCTTTACTAAGTTGCTTTTAACCCATGCTAAACACAACTGATTCCTTTTACTTTTCAAATAAGCCAACTGACCAAGAGCGTTGGGTTACTAGTAATGACCAAAAGAACAACACTCAATATGAAGGGGTTGTTCAGGCTATCTCCCCGCTGGGTTATCTAAACGGCAACTGTGTAGTTTATATTCCTAATCTGCGGATGTACGTTAAATGCCAAACGAACTTTGGCTACAACTCGCACTTTGTCGGTAACACTGTTGCGTACCGCCCTGGAGACTTCGTGCGGGTTAGTTTTGTTAATGGTAAAACAGAACGTCCGACGATTATAGGTAGCCTTAGCAACCACCGTTCTGAAGGTTACATGCTTAAGGAAGGAAATCCTATCCCTCAGCATTGGACCGAAGACAACGAACTTAGTTATACCGTTACTCCTAACGCTTATATTCCTGAAGCTGCCCGCTGGGGTTACCGAGTGACCGGTCAAGTTTATGACTATCCGGGGCTTATCACCAAGAATAAAGACACTAACCTATTTACTGAAATCCCAGGCACGGCTATCTGGGACATGCATGGGGACTACCATATTTATCCCCTAGGTACCCTAAATATTGCCGCCACCAAACTGAACTTCAAGATTACCGCTCCACGGGTAGACCCAGCCTTATACCCACTGGAAACACTCCGAGCGCACATGATGTACTACGGGGACTACGAAGGTAAGAACACTCGCAAGTACATCAAGAACAACAGTAAGTTGTCCTACGACAAAATCCTGGACGTCACAATTGATTATGTCGCAGATAAAACGCTACAACCAGACTCTGAGGTTAAGCAAGCCTTAGCAGACGCGGCTAAAGAAGAAGTCAAGTCTATTCTTCATTTGGAAGCTTGTGTTGACCGCAACCGGAATATGGCTCAAAGTCTGTTTAGCAAGATTTTTGGGGCACTGGCTGGTGGTCTCCTGGGTGATATCGGTAATATTATTGATGTCGGCGATGAGCTGTTAAACCAGATTTTAAACGCTGGGCTCAGTTGGGCAATGCAGGAAGTTAATGGTATCTTACCAGACTGGGCTCAGCTCAGTGTTCAGAATGGAGCCATCGGTATTGGGCCATTATCGATTGATCCAGTCACCGGGAACGTTGGGATTAACGGCGGTGTTTTTAACGCAATTGTTGGTAAACAACTAGACTCAGTTAACAAGGCTTTACCGAGCTGGCTACAAATTAGAATCAGCGGTAATATCTTTTCCTTTGGAGGTAAAAATATTCCTTTAGAAGACCTAATGCAAGACGGACTTTCCATTGGCATTGGGGACTTTGTTATTCGGAATGACAAGGGAAACATTACCATGTCTGTAGACGGCCTGGTTGTGGGAGACTTGACTCAAGCTGTTACAGCAATGGCAACTAACATCGGGATAGGTTTTATTAGCGGTGGTTTAGCTGAGCTTAACCAAAATCTACCTGATGAATTTCAAATAGGCGTTAGTATGGGGGCAGACGGCCTTCCGACGTTCAGCGTTGGCCCGCTTTCTATTACCCCCTTTGGTAATAACGCGGGCATTTCTCTAGACAAAGCTGCTTTAGGTCAGGCATTGGAAAGTCTACTGGGCGGCTTGTTAGAGCAATTCCTATCCCAGTTACCTCTACCCTTGCAATGGATTGGACGAGTTCTTTGGAATGAAATTAACTTTGGAGCCTTATTTATGGACGCCCCGAAAGAACCTTACGGAAATGCTAATGAAGTTGAAGGAATTATCCGTTCGGGTCGTTATACCTGTGTTAGTGGGCCAATTGACTTTATTAACGCTCCGGTCACAATATCCCCATTACCGCCACCGTCACAGTTTGAAGTGGATACTAGCGGGGAAAATAACCTTCCTGTTCAGCAACCCGCCGCTGGAGGTCAATGATGCTAGACAAGAAACCGACCAGTAACCAGATACTAAAGCCAACCGGAACAATTCTAGAAGCTGCCGCTTCACCAGATGATCTGGAGTTCTACATTGGTAACCTGTTGACAATTTATGGGGTGCCTAACGCTATGAAGATTAGCTACGTAGCTGGAGACTTTATTAAGACTTCGAGTTTCTATAGCTATCTAGACTTGGTAAAACTAACAACGAACTACGGGTTAGCCTTTTCCTTAACAGCGTTGCAGATTGGTTTGGGCGCCGCGGTTAGTCAAGAACTCAACAAGTTAGAACTTCTTTACCCCGCCGTTAACCGGGCTTTTGGTTTAGATGAACCTGACTTAAGCCTAATAAAGACTATTAACCCTTTTGGTATAGTAGAGGGCCTTGAGGAAGTCTTAAGTTGGTTTGGTTACGATAGTCTTGATGTTGGTACTGCTTTAGCAGACTTTGACTATTTTAACCAATGGTTGAAAGAGCAGGAGCCACGCTACAGCACTTTGTTGATAATACCTTTTGACGCCGCTAAGTATTTTAATGAACTTATAAAACTTAAAGCTGGTTTTGTTATTACTCCCGAACTTGTTTCTTATCTTAAAAAGGCTTATTACTAATGGACTTCACAACAATCCAAGAGCGCCCGCTTTACAGCATGGCTGGATTACCAGTGTCTCCCTTCGCGCAGCGGGTAGGTTATCGTAATCAGACCCGTTACAAGACCGACCGGAACCGAGTCGTGGCTATCACGTTAGGGCAGCTTGAATTAAGCCGGCTGCAAGACCAATACCAACAAGGTTATAACAACGGTTTTAATGCAACTGTCGGGCAGTACCGAGATTTGATGATAGCCAAAGCAATTGAGGCGTCTTTAGTTAACGTTCAGTTTACTGATATAGACTCTAACAAGTTAACCACTCACGCAGATAAGGTTTGGGGTTACTACACTTATGACGAAATCTGGGACTATATCCAACCCGGAGAAGACATAGATTACCCTGCGCTGTGGGCTAGTCTAGGAACCCCTGCTTATTACTTTTACTATGCAAAGCCTGACCTGGCTGACGGTATTCTTAGCTGCTACGAGCGGTTAATCACTTTCTTCTGGGCTACGTTGGGTATGAGTGCCAAGCGAACACCCAAAGACCGGCTCAACCGGCTTATCAATGCAACGGGGCTTAATGACGTCTTTCTAGAACGGCTGTCCTTACTCAACAAGAAAATTGATAAGATAAGCTTCCTGCGCCGTAATAACATCAGCAAATCAACAGGTCTTAAGGAAGACTTACTGCTCGGGCACTACAGTTCTGATTACTTTGCCGCTTTGCTAGAAGACGCCGACCCCGATCTTAAAGACGAGTTTAGTTCTATAACCAAGGCTATTTACTCTATTGCTAAACCTTGTGGTCTTTACTACGTCGCTCAGTTCTTTACTGTAGAAGCCTACATTAGAATTGCCCGTCTACTGGAGTTGGATTCTTATACTGCCCAACTACCACTAAGCCAGTTTGTAGCGTCGCAAGAGTATAGTGCCAAGTCAATCCGGCTATCTATTGCGGATTGGTTGAGCACTGCTAACGACGCGCATCTAATACTTAATTGGTATACTAATAATGAAGATAAGTTCTTACGCTCTAACCTAATCTTTTGGCTGGCAGCGCTAGAAGATCAAAAGTTGTCTTACGCTTCAGAGTACCGGTTGACTGATTTTTAGAGTTTTTGGAATGTCTAAGTTTATTAACTATGATTTGAGCACGCTAGCACAGTCGTCTCCGACAACGCTAGGAAGCACCGTTGATACTACTCTTGTTTTAGAAACAAGCGCAGCGGCTATCCCAGGCAATCCGATTACAGCAACACTCAAAGCTTACCCACCGCTGGCTACTGCAGAGGACATCAAGTTAGAAAGTATCACTGACCAAAGTACTTTTATAGCTAGTTCATTTACAGAAATCACTCCCGGTGTTTACCAAGCGTCTATTACAGTAGAGAGCGGTAGCGGGGACCTAGAGTTTATCGCTAAAGACAATAAAGGAAATAGCAGCAATGGCTCTGTTGTGAATACTATTAGCCCACCGTTATCTGCTAACAGCTCCAACCTGGACAAACAAACTCTCAGCGCTTTGAACCAAACTTCTGCTATGGCAGATACCGCAGAGCCTACTAGGGCTAAGTCTGGTACATATCAACAGGCTCTTAAGAAGCGGGGTAAGAGCGAGCCTACCAGCCGAAGCACTGAAACTCAGAAAGGGCGGGTGCCTGGGGCAGTGGAAACTGCGGTCGCAGGCTACCGCTCTCTATCCGAAACCTTAGCTGCCAACCACAAGTATGACGAGTTTAGTAAGTTAAGGTTATGGGCTAACTTAACCAAACCAAAGTCTTACCGTATTAAGCGACTCAACGACTATCGTAAGGCATTGGACGAATGTATGGAAAGGCTGGCAATTGTAATGCAGAACTACGACATTGTTGAAGTAGGAAGCGCCGCTAAAGACCATACCAACGCGGAAAACTCAAACGCCTTATCTTTCCGGTTCAATGCTGGTACGTTCTTTGACGTTTACGCTCCAGCGTCAGTCTTTAACACGGAGTACTTAATTCAATACAGCTCCAGAGCAACTTTTCGGCAGACCGCATTAGACCAGCTCAGTAGTTTCTATACTTGGCACCGGGCGCAGAACAACATGGTTCACCAAGCGCGGGATTACTTCAACTACTCAACTCAACACTCCTTCCTGGGTGGCAACATTAATACCACTGTTTACCGTGACAAGAAAGAGCGCTACGAGTATTTGGTAACTCAGATCGGACAGGTACAGGGTGGGGCTAAAACAGAAGGAAAGCTTAGAACAGCATCTAAAAAGACAGCAGAGTTCAATGGACAAACCGCCCAACTACCTGATATGGGTGGAAGTGGAGCATCTGGAGGTGGGGGCTTTTCAGTAGACGGGGTAAGTGGTACTGCTAGTGACACAACTTTACCAACCGGGTCTAGTGCTGCAGACGCTGCTGGTGCTCAAAAAGGGAGCGCTGCAGGCCCTGCTGAAGACGTTGAAAAAGAAAAGATTTCTAATTGGGATATTAGTGTCAAGAACGACTATAATTTGAAATCCGTTGTTGGGGGGATTATTCAAAAAGCCAAGGATTTATTCTACCAGCAAGCTAAAGCAATTGTGCTCCGCGCCGCCGAAAGCTTTTATGTAGATTCCGAAAAGCATGTCTGTATCGAGTCTGGGGGAGACCTTTACTTAAAGGCGAAGGGTACTTTGTATATCAACGCGGGCGATATGGTTATTCGCACAGTAAATGGTAACATCCGTCGGCTGGTGGGCTACGCAGGCATTCAAGATTATATCGACCGCAACGGGATTAATATAGCCAAGAAGGATAACGGTGACCCCATTTTTGATACGGACGGTAACTTTGTTACTCAGCAAGGCAGTGAGTTTATCCCAGTTAGAATGCCGGCTCCTAAGATAGGCACAATAACAGAGTTTATCCGCCCAACTTCTTCTATCCACGTCCCCAGTCCGAAACTAATTGAAGGAGATAATAGTCTGTTCACCGATTTTCTAAAGGATGTTGGTCTTGAGCAGATTACTAGTTTAGGTGGCTTACTCGACACCAGCGGACTTACTGGTGCTTTAGGTGATGGCATTCTTAACACGTTTGGCTCTGGGGATATTGGTAACTTTATTAAGGACGTAGCCACCAGCGGCTTGGAGCAGATGCTAGACCAGGGTTTAGATTTAATTCCTGGGGCTGGAGATGCTGTTGATGTCGCTAACGATGTAGCTGACCAACTTAACGCTTTTGTCGACGAACTTATAGAAGTCAAAACTAGCTCTGTAGAGGTTACAGGGTCAGACTTAAGCTATACCGTTACTTACAAACTCCCTGATGAGCCTGGCACCGCTTTGATTACCTACCCTACTGAGTTACTGGACTACCCTAAAACGGCAGTTCCTAAACCAGCTAAAACCGGTAGTAACGACTTACGCAATATGCCTATCTTACCTAGTGCCCGTTTAGAACCCCTGTGGCAAAACGGTGTTCCTTTTGAAGAACAAACTCCCACTGAATAATTATGAAGCTTAACGACCAGCCGATTGCTAACCAACTTAAGGCTAATCAGATAAGTAAAGCGTTTACTGTGCTCAGACAAGACCGGAACAAGGTAACGCTGGTGCCAAAGGAAACCAACTCAGTACGTCTTTCCTTAGGAAATATTATCAGCTTTAACCAAGGTGTTGTTGGTATTGTTGTTGAAGTCAACAAGGACAACACAGTTTACACCGCGCTGCTTAGTTTAGACCACCCAGTCAAAGAAGGCACCAAAGTACAGTTAGCCTAGGCTGAAAGTAGGTTAGTTTCTGTTTATATCATGGCAGCTCTTAAACACCGGTTAGACGTCTACGACAACGTTATTGGCTCTGATGTGAAGATAGCACCTCTAGGGGATTTAGCTTTAGACCCTTTAGACTCTGATTTAAGTGTCTTAAGTGGCTCTGAAGCGCTGGGAGCGGCGGTACGCCGACGGCTGTCTACACCGCTTACTGGCTATGGTCGTATTGTTAAAACCGCTCGGGGCTACGAGTATGTAGACGCGGACTATGGTAGTACTCTATCTAACTTTTTATCTGCCCCGATTACAGACCTGGCGTTAGATGACGTTGTTGAAGTCGTCCAACAAGACGCAAGCAAAGACCCACGCTTAGCCCAAACAGCTGCAGCCATTACAGAGGTCAACCAAAACGGCTACGCCATCCAACTTTACTACCTACCTAAAACGGTAGACGAGTTAATCGCGCAAGGACTTACTGTTGGTAATTACGCTGAAAACACAGTCTTTAGTGCGCAAGTTGCCACTAACTATTCTTTACTGTTACCGCTTTATTAAGACCTATGGCCTACGTACCTAAGACGATTGAAGAAGCGCAACAGCAGTATCTCCAGGCGCTAGCGGACGCTAATAGCGAAATTAAGATTGACAAGATTCAAGGGTCAGTTGCTTATACCTTTGCTCGGGGTTCCGCTGCAGTAGCAGTGCTCCAAGACCTAGAACTCAAAAGCCTAGCAGATTCAATCAACCTTTCGACAGCGGTAGGTAGCCAGCTTGACAGTTTCAGTTCTTTTGGTATCACTCGCTTACCCGCAGCCCGGGCGACTGGCACTGTTCTTTGTTTATCTAAGGAAGAACCAGCAGAACTCCAACCTAACACTTTGGTTACAGAGATTAAAAGCGGGCTTCAGTTCACTACGTTAAACACGACCCCTTTAACAATTAGTTATTTAGAAACTCCCGTTCGGGTTCAGGCTCTGTCAACTGGTGCTGCCTACAATCTCGGCGCTGGGAATATTCTTTACGCTGCCGGACTTCCTTACTTCCGCGCCGTTGTTGGTAATATCCACACGGAGAACAATGAATACCTTGGTAGTCTTAGCGGCGGTGTTTCTATAGAAGACGACAACGCCTTCAGAAATCGGATAGCTAGCTGGCTGCTGAGCCATACTACAGCTAGCCGCGCGGTGGTGATTAACCGGCTCTTATCTTTCCCTGGTGTCACCCGGGCTTATACCTACACTAAAGCCGGGGGTGTTTTAGAAGTCTGGGTGGACTCGCTTCAATCGCTTAACCAATCCCAGAAGACCGAGCTGATTAACTACCTCCGGCCTTATACCTCTGACGGTATTGTGATCGCGCTGTCCCAATTGGTTACTGTCCCAGCTAACTTGACTCTTGAGATTATTCCTTTTACTGGCAGCAATATGGATGCCACCACCAGCCGCATCCGCCAGATTATCAGTTCCTACATTGCGACTTTAGAAGTTGGGCAGAGTTTATCCCTTACCACCATTGCTGAGCTGCTCCGACCACTTGCCGTTAGGGTTCGGGTTATTGAACCTAGGGTGGACATTAGAGCAGGTCTAGGAAAGATTCTAATCCCAGGCGAAATCATTGTTAAATACCCAATTGAGTAATGATAGACAACCGACAGATATTACAGCTTTCCCGTCTTGGCTACTACGAAGTGCTGCTGACCCATGCTGGGCAGATGTCTGTACCGACAGAAGACTGTCTATTTTTGGACTGGGATTTAACTACCTTTGACCCTGACTTGCCCGCCCGTTCAGTTAGCTATTCGTTTGCCCGGCGGGAGAATCGCTGCATTAAGGTTGATTACAAACCTTTCCAAACTAACGTCCGGTTGTCCCACCCTGTTAAGTTATCGAGCAAAGCGCGTTTAAGTTCTACTGTAACCGTTAGTAACTACAACGTAATTACGAACACAGACCTCACTGAAGCAGAGCTCCGCATTGCTAACTATGAGCAGCCTGACGGGTTCAATTACTTCACACTTAATCGTGAAGTCTTTGTAGGTGACGGCGTCGCTGAGTACGTTTATAACGCTACGCAAACGGCAGACGACCTTCTAACGATTAAAACGATTAATAAACTTCCTGTCAGTCAAGCCTACACCTATCTTTTAGACGGCCCTACCATTGATAACTACAACCAGAGGCAGACTTACCAGGCTTTATCCAAACTTTATCAATCAGATACCCGTGACGGGCTAGTTCCAGGCAGTAGTATTGCCACTGACATGGGACATAAAAACCCAGCTAACGTTGCTTGGGCTTTGCTGTATGCCTGCTCAACCAGAGCCGACCTTTATGTTTTACTGATTCTGCGGGGATTAGTAGAAGAAGCATTCCGCCGGGGTTACTTAACTCGAATAGCCGAAGGGGACATCCAAATCAATCCGAACGCGTATTGGGGATTCGAGGATTCTTTTTTGCCTGGGGCATTACAGGATGACTCAATTCGGGACATTGGGGATAACGCGCTGTTGGGCTGGGCAGTCTGCTCAGCTATCCGGTATCTCCAAGACCGCCGGCCTTTAGATAGTAACTTGATAACTGGGAAGTACCGGGACTTTGATAAGGCTTTAACCCAATTTGCGTTGTCTTTAGGTTACCTCTGCGCTTACGCTATTTCCCCTATCGTTTGGTGGAGTTGTGCCCGCTTTGAGTCTGGGTCCTTTAACTACGAAGCGGTCTCTTTAAAAGCTTCCTATTTAAGCGATATATTTCTAAACGAGCTGTTGCAGATTAAGTACGACACATTTATCCATACTCAAGCAGCGCGGCTCCACGAAGCGATTAGCTACGCCCCAGAAGAGACTAAAGACCCTTACTACAACTCTTTTATTGACTATTCACATAACAGCAGCCAAGTTTACCGGCTGTACTGGAGTTGGAAGTTTGATGATATTATCCTAGACATTGAATTATCTAAGTACATCCCTGACGCCACCTACCTAGACAGTTACGTCGGTTATCTCTATATGGTAGAGGATTTGCCTTTACCTACTTGGTTAAATGACCTTGCTGACCAAAGAGCAGAAGTTTTGAATGCTACTGATATCACCGCTGCCAGAAGTTTAAATACTAAGAGCTTCTTACCACTCCTGCTGGGTATGTCGCTTTATAACGCTAAAAGCCCCACGAACTTTTATTACTACTGTCACGAAGCTACGGCCAAAGTCACCTATGTTCTTAACGAATTGAGACGGATGTGGCCGGTGGGGTATCAGTGGACTAACACAGAAGTTCTTAATACCGTGACCAGCGTTCTAGGGTCAATGCTCTATGCTGAAGCCAGTCTTTATTATGATTACTACTTACTTTACTTCCTAATTAGAGACGGGCTGGCGTTGGATAAGGCGCAAGGCGACCAAGCCCGAAATTGGGTTAGTCTATTTATTCAATCTAAGTCTTTAACCTCAGACCAATTTATAACGACTTGGACCTATGAGTATCTAAACCGGGACATCAATCAACATGATGACTTGCAGGCTTTCCTGCGCCAGCAGTTTGCTTATGAAAGCCTAACCATTACCCATCCAACGCCGGCGGATTACAGCACCTTAGACAACTTTGACTTAATTGAAGATGATTTCTTTAACTACACCTCCGAAAGTAATAACTACGAAGACGAAGTTTTCAGTGAAGCAGAGAACCGCAGCATTGTTTATAAACCGGGTTCTGCAGTTGACCTTTCCGCTGATTACGGTATTGACACCAATGAGCGTGTTAACGCCTACGGCGACTTCGTCCAACGGCGTGTGCCCGGCTTTCCCTACCGTAACTGCTTAATTAGCTTTAATATCTTTAATTGCTCAGACTCGCTCCTGTTGAATACCGAGTACTACGACATGCCGGTAACGGAGCGATTAATGTACCGGCCCTATTTATCAATTTCTGACCCGGATGCGCCTGACTGTAGTCATGACTATTGGTATAATCCAGACCTTTATATCTTAGATGGGCCTGTCATGTTGAAAAGATTACATGATTACATCCCGAAGACAACGATTATCTTAAACGACCAACTAGTGCCACATCTAGATACAGTCCTCTATAACACAATGCCGGCGGGGGTGGGCTACAGGGTAGTAGCTAATAACTACTATATTGAAGTTAAGGACAAGATTGTCACTGATACTTGGTTCTTTGACGACTACGACCGCTTAGAGAATACCGTTTACACTTAGAACATCATGGCTGTAGCAGACGATTATGAATCGCTGAGAATACCAGTATTAGAAGGTATTAATGATGACCCTCAAGAGCCTAACTATTTAGACAACGGTCGGGGGTGTAATGGTTCTTTCTTTGTGGACCGCTACAATGCACTAATCGATATTCTTAAAGGCATTCCTGAAGGTCCTCCGGGTCCTCAAGGAGTTCAAGGTAACCCAGGGCCTCAAGGTATTCAGGGAGTTCAAGGGCTTGTTGGGCCAGAAGGGCCCCAAGGAGAGCCGGGCCTAGCAGGTATTACTTGGCGCACAGGTGATGGAGTTCCCAGTGACTCCTTAGGAGTAAATAACGACTTATACCTAGACCTACTGACGGGAGACGTCTATAAGCGTATCAATGGAGTCTACTATACCGTCCTTAATCTTATTGGGCCGGCTGGCCCAGAAGGGCCCCAAGGCGACCCTGGCTTAGACGGTTTGGACGGGATTAACGGTGCTACTATCCGGGTAGGCGGCACCACCCCAGATAATACTTTAGGTAACAACGGGGATTACTATATTGTCTCTACGTCAGGCGACTTACACCTCAAAAGTGGTGGCGCGTACTCTGTTGTAGCTAACTTAAAAGGCCCCCAAGGTATTCAAGGTATCCAAGGTATTCAAGGTATCCAAGGAGAGCCTGGAACTTCTATTACGGTCGTCGGAACGCTTGCTAACGTGGGAGACCTCCCAGTAAGCTCTACAGTAGGGAGTACCTACTTAGTAGGTGGTTCGGGAGGAGACCTCTACGTTTGGAGTGAAAATAATACCTGGGTAAATCTAGGACCCTTCCAAGGCCCGGTTGGCCCCCAAGGTTTGAAAGGGGATACTGGCGACACTGGCCCTCAAGGTATACAAGGTATACAAGGTATACAGGGTATACAAGGGCCTTCTGGGAACGTTTGGCGGAGCGGGCCTGTTAATCCCTCAAACGGAACTGGGGTAGATGACGATTACTACGTCAATACTACCAGTGGGGATGTCTTTAAACGGGCTGCGGGTGCCTACGTTTTGCAGGGTAATATTAAAGGGCCGATCGGCGACCCTGGGCCTCAAGGTAACCCAGGCGATCAAGGGCCCCAAGGCCCCATCGGGGTAGCAGGGACTGTTTGGCGGAGTGCTGGGGCAGTTCCTAGTAATAGCCTTGGGGTAGACGGAGATTATTACCTAAACACCGCCACCGGAGACGTACTCAGACGGACGTCTGGAGTTTATGTTCTACAAGGTAATATCAAAGGGCCGATTGGTGACCAAGGTATTCAAGGGCCTCAAGGTGACCCTGGCCCTCAAGGTAATACGGGTATTCAAGGGCCGACCGGGCCGGCTGGGGATAAAGCTGGTGTTAAATACTACTACTCATCTACCACAACGGAAGGCGACCCTGGCAACGGGACGTTCCGCTTTAGCTCCACTATTCTAGGAGCGATTACCTACCTTTATATTGACAACGCGGATTTTAATAACACTAACCAGACAGCTTGGTACAATGCCTGGGATGATTCTACCTCTACCATTAAGGGCCAGCTCTACGTTACAGGTAACACCGGCGGCAGCGCGGCGATGGCAGTGTTTAACATCACTGGGGATGTCATTATCGCCTCTGGCTACTACAAGGTGCCAGTTTTAAACGTTACTGGCACGCTACCCGCTAACGGGGAGGTATGCACGATTACCTTTGTGCCGGCAGGCTATAAAGGTGACCAAGGCATCCAAGGTATTCAGGGAATCCAAGGAGAGACAGGCACTCAAGGGCCCCAAGGTAACCCAGGAGTTAACGGAGCTACCGGGCCAGCCGGCGCGACAGGAGATAAAGGTGGTATTAAATATGTCTACTCCACGACAACCACAGACGCTGACCCTGGCAGTGGAATATTCCGGCTGAACAACGCGACGGTGGGCAGTGTCACTTTTATCTATATAGATAACGTGGACTCCGGCGGGGTCTCCCGAACGAACTGGTATGACACCTGGGATGACTCAACTTCTACAACCAAAGGGCATCTCTACATCGCAGCTAACTCATCTAGTAACGCAACTCAACTGGTTTATAACGTTACTGCGGTTACAGTAGCTACTGGGTACTACAAGATAGCGGTCAGTTACGTCAGCGGGGTTAACACCTTAGCAAATAATGATGCTTGTACCTTGACCTTTGTGCCTACTGGAACAAAAGGAGATACAGGCCCTCAAGGGACTCAAGGGATTGAAGGTCCAGCTGGCGCTGGTGGCCTCCGAGTTGGTCTACGTTATAACTTCTCAACCATCACTAATGCCACCGGTATTGCGGCAGGAACGATTCGGTACAACAGCTCAACAGTAAGCTCTGTAACAGTATTGTTCATTGCTAATACCGACGTTATGGGGCTTACCCAGAACACTTGGTTAGCCGGGCTAGATGATTCGTCGAATACTAATAACCGGGGGCTCATCACCATCATGGGAGCTGACCCAACTAGCAACACTGCAACAGTCTTTAAAGTAACCGGGGTTGCTACTGTTTTCTCAACTTATACTTCTGTAGCGGTTACCTACGTTTCTGGCACCCGGCCTGCGGATGCACAAGCATTAGCAGTTGAATTTAGTCCAGCAGGAGACCTTGGTCCTACTGGCCCCGATGGAGCTACCGGGCCAGCCGGGCCGGCAGGCCCCGCGGGGACTACTGGCGCCACTGGGGCTGATGGCGGCTGGCAGAGTGCCCAAACAGTAACGACCTTTACCGCAAGTGGTAACCTGACGGCTACCCACGTTGGGCACCTAGTCAGAAGCAACTCGGCTTCAAACATTACGTTAACCATTACTCAGTTCACTCCAACTACTGGGGTTCATATTGACTTAATGCGTTACGGCACCGGTGGGTTAACGATTGCTGCCGCGGCTGGAGTAACGATTCGGAGTGTAGCCAGCTATCGGGGTCTAAACTTCCAATACTCCTGTGCGTCTCTAGTCCACCTGGGAAGTAACGAATGGCTATTGGCTGGAGACCTTAAAGCATAGACTATGCCTTACACCATCGGGTTCCACAAGTTTAATCCTCCTTACTGGACGGCACAAGAAGTCTTCAATGAAGGCGGGTCTATCAGCCTGTGGTTATCTGGAAACACTGCTGATAATTATCAAGGAACGCTACCAACGACTATTACTAAAGACGGGGCGGGTTATGTTTCTGCTTGGTCTAGTAGTTGGGGCGCAGCAGTAACAAACGCTGGTGGGTCGTCTGTAAAACCATATGTTGTTGGGGGTAACCCTTATATAACTTTCCCTAACAACACATTCCTAAACGTGGGGCAAGAGGTAGTCATTAACCCCTTGACGACGTCTAGCCCAGCGAACAACATCGCTGCCTTCTTTTTAGTAGTTAGCATAAACGCGGCGTACTTTGGATATAACAAAAGCTGGTCGTTGCTTGCTTCTTATAATGGTTCTAACCCTAACTACTTCCATTCATTTGCGTATCTACAATCCGACTCGACCGACCGGTTTTGGTTTGGTCAGCGAGCTCAAACAGCAACAGGCTCTGGGCAAAATATTCAGAGTCAGATGTACAGCTCTAATTTAATTTTTAATGATAAATACACTCTTATTACTGGCTTCATTAATAATAACAGCTCAACCTTCCAAGCGTCGTCCTATTTCTATAACGCTGACGGTTACGGAAATCTAGTAAGTCAGACTACTAACATTACAGGAATACCCTCAGCTAACTACGGTAATCTGACCGCTACCACCTTAAATACCATTCCTGGTGGGGATGCGACTACTTTAGGGCTAACCAGCTACTTTAACTGTCACGAACTTTTACTAGCTGACCTAACCTACTCCTCTAATCTATTCACAAAGGTGGAGGGGTCTATGGCTTGGAAGTATGGGATTCCTCTACCTAACACTCACCCCTACTATAGCTCTGCTCCTTTACTTGTTTAATTATTATGGCTGTATCTCCAATCGTTATACTAGGTGACCAATTTACAGGTAGCGGCTCTGATGACACTACCCAAGGTTTTCGTAAGTACAACACACACGTTCATAGTGAAGCCCGGGTCACTGACTTTCTAGCCTACGACGTGGCAATGGCAGACCCAGTTTATCTATATAACGTTGACGACCAGCTTGTTTACAACACCATCACCCCGCCAGAGATTACCTATCTTTCTGCTACCCAACTTAGGTTAAGCACTACGGTTAATCAAACCTTAACAGACACGGTTCTTTATGTAAAAGCGCCGAAGGAAGAACCGGAAACCGCGGTTGTCATTCGGGGAGTCACGATTGAAGCAGGGTCCAATATTATTGAATTCACTGGTGATTTATCCAGTGGGTTTATCGCGGACAGTCAACTCCAAGCGCTATCCGCCGACCAACTTAACCATACATTTACGATACCGTCAGGGGTGGCTAACTATACCTACCCGTTGGTTTTCCCCTCTGCTAATAAAACTTGGGTACGCTCCCTAGCTATTGCGTCTCACCACGGTAAAGGGATTTACCAACTTATAGCCAAGCGGGAAAACCAAGAACGGCTGTTGGTGGACATTGACATCCAAAACCCTGGTGTTATCCACAACGTAGACCTTACCGATGCTAGTGTTGACGGCTCAGTCTTTAGTTATCCTAATAACTTACTGCCCAGCCCGCTAGATGAATATAGCTACTTAAACTTTAAGGTTCTCCAAACAGAGCCGACTATAAACCATGTTGTAGTTAGTCTCTCTTTGGAAATTCAGAAGGTACTATAACAATGGCAGGGTTAGATAACTCCTTGGACTTCAGCAACTTTTTTGAAGAGTTAGCTGCTGAAGTCCGACAAGAATACTCAACTGACTGCGCTGCTACCAATATCATGGAGTTCCTTGAGAACGAAGTGGATATTACCAGCTGGTTAGGGGAAGGGGGAAGTTTAACACCACAACAAAGAACCATTTTAAAGATTTACGATGGGCTTGAGTTAGACGATGACGAGCTGGCACTGGTAGAAGCTTGGAAAGCACTAGATAGGACAACCTACGACTTTGAGTTAGGGCCTAAGTCACGGCAAGCTTTTGTGATGGAGGCAGGGCGCAGCTCAGGAAAAAGTTTTTTAGGTAGTATTATCTTGGGTTACGAGTGGTATAAGCTTTGCATGATGCCTAACCCCCAAGCGTTTTTTGGAGTAGCTGCATCTACCCTTATTTCTATCTATTGCTTAGCCCCGTCATCTACCCAAACCAAGAAAACCATCTTTGGGATTTCTAAGGCATTTCTAAACTATATCCCTAAGATTAAACGTCTAATTGATAACAAAAGTATCGTCGTTGGGGAAGAAGAAATTAAGTACCCTGAAAAGCTACTGTACATCTACGCCGGGAACAGCAAAGGGAGCACCCAGGTCGGTAGCCGTGTCATTCTAATGGTTATGGATGAGGTAGCTCGTTTTGAGTCTAAAGATGGGGACTCTAACGCCTTGGAACTATGGTCTAACGTAGGGGTGTCAGGTATCACCTTTGGGGAGTTTGCTCGACGGGTAGCTATCTCTTCAGCGTGGGAAGAAGGTGACGCTATTCAAAAGCTGTGGAATGCCTCTAAGTTAGAAGACTCTTGGATTGGTTTTCGTTTTCGTACTTGGGACGTTAACCCCAAAATGGATAGGGACAACCCTATCATCGCTTCGGAGTATAACTTAGACGCATCTAATGCAAAGCTTGAGTTTGAAGGTGACCGTTCAGCCAATGCCTATTCTTTCTTTGCTGAGCAAGAGGTTCACCGAGCCTTCAGAGGTCGAGTACGTTGTGATATTCAAGTGATGCCATCGTTAGGTGACGGGCTGATCCGCTTGGAAGCAAAGTCCGTTGAGCAGTTCAGCGGGTTGACCTATATGCACTTAGACCCGGCGGTAGTGCGGGATGCTTATGCTATGTGTTTTGGCCACGGGGAAACCAACAGCGGTGGTCAAAAGATTGTAGTCATAGATGGACTCGCGGCTTGGGAGCCTAAACCAGGAGAAGTTGTTAGTTTATTAAACGTTTATGACATTATTTATAGTATTCATGGTCAGCGTCCAATACATAAAGTAACCACTGACCACGCGCAACAAGCAGAGACAATTCAACGACTACGGATGAATGGGCTGAACGCCAGCAGTCTATTCTTTTCCAACCGGCTGCAAGTTGAGATTTACGATGCCACTCGTAAGCTGTTACATGAAGACCGACTGATTCTGCCTAAGGACTCCCCCTGGTCAAACTTGCTGCGCCACGAAATGATGACCATTCAGTACGACCGGCAGAAAAATAAGATTTACCATAATCCCGATTCCAGTAAAGACGTTCTTGACTGCCTATGTTCTGTGGTTTGGCATATCGCTGGCAACCAAATAGGTAGCGCTAATTCTGTTGTTATTTCCAAACGGCAGACTCTATTTAACCAAGCAATGGATAAGTTCGGTCGGACAGTAGACGATGATGATTTTGTCACTAGCCGCCGGGAGGTCGTTAGAAGCGCCCGTACCGTAAAAAGCGGGCTGTTTGACGAGTACGATTTTTAGTTTAGGTTGAGAGTAGTAAGCCACACGAACGGTTCGTGCAATGCCTGAGTCTAACCCCTACAGTCCGATTCTGCCACCACCCCAACCTAGTATCTGGCCCGCTACGTCCGAGGCTCAAATTCTGCAGACGGTAGAAACCCGGCTGACCTACACGCCTATTGTGGTTCAGTTCTTATCCCCAATTCTGAACGAAGACAGCTCCCCTTACACAGATAAACAAGGTAAGAAACGTTACGCTCTTCGGATTAGCTGTCCACCCAGCAACCGTCCCGGTGAGTGGCAGTACATCCCTGATAGTTATTACTATGAAATCCCTGACGATGGATTGCTACGGCTGCAGCTAGTCCCTTCTGACCGTTACTTGCCGATTGGACGTTATGTTGTAGAGTACTTCCGCATTGGTAAGAAGTTACCTGTCTTAACGCAGCGTTGGGTTGTTCCTAAACCCCCACCAATGGGAACCTATTCTTTCACTTATGAACTCCAACCTCCAATTCTTCCCGTAGATGTTTGGAAGGTTACCAGTGTTTCAGCAGGTTATGAATGGGTAAGTAACTACAACTCACTGACTTGGGGCACCCCGCCGGCGCTAGGTGATGTAGTTAACGTTCGCTACCAACGCGCGGTCACCCTTGATAAGTTAATTGACTATAGTTTGAATAACACTAATATTAAAGAAACTGACCGAGTTCGATATTAAATAGAATGATTCAGTACGAAACCAGCGTTGACGGTCGTCTTAAGTTTACACTCAACGACCAATATAGGGAGATAGCCCGTCAAGAGTCTGGTGGGAATATGTCGCTGCGGGGCACAACCAATAGGGAACAGAGTCCCTATGGTGTGGTCGCTTATAAGCACGACACCCGTAAGTATAGTGATTTCGTACAGGGATTAGAAAATCTGGATGTAATTCAGTTTGCTGCACCGTTTAACAACGTCCAGAAAAGTTTGTCTTCCCAGCCGAATATAGCTACCAACATACTTGAAAGTGCTTACGAAAACATTGGGTTAGTTCAGCGGATGTTCCCATCGGAAGTTGGGATGTTAATGCGTACAGGGAAGCTCAAGTCGTTGTTGCACGACCAAACCTACTTTAAAAGTACGGTGCAGCAACCCATTGGTTTTTACGACCAGCAGGAAACCGTTATAAAGAACCAATACCAAGCGTCCCGACACCAGAATAAAGATGGGTCTAACCCGTTGATTATTGGACATGACCCTTTAGAGCTGCAGCACGCCAAAAGTACGGAAGGGTTATATTCTAAAGAGCGTTATCAGCAGATTAAAGAAGAGTTTGCGGCTAAAGGTTTAAAAGAGCCTGTTCCTACTGGTAAAGCGCAATTCACTGGCGCGATGTTTACAGACTTAGCTGTTGGTGGGCTGTCTTTGAGTGGTTCCGGTGGGGTTCTTGGTCAGTATGAAGACTACTCCATTGGGTTTGAAAACCCAACAATTGTTGATTGGATTAGCGAATTTAGAAAGACTGGTCTTGAGAAGGAATATTTTGTACGTGAATCAGAAGCCGCCCGCGGGGTTAAGGTCACTGGTAACTTGTCTATTTATGAAGAGCGCAACAAGCAACTTCGAGACGTTGCCGAAATTCTTAAAATCGTAGACCCCAAAGGTGAAAAGGGTCTAGCCCAAATAACCGTTGGTAGTCCTTCAATGGACTGGAACGAGTTTGCCAGAGACTCTAGTTCTAAGGATGCCCGTCAGAAACAAAGCGTAGGCACATTTATTAAGTTGCTGCAAGAAACCGCTAAGTACGGCTCCAAGAACGTTTTGATTATGGACCCCAGCCGGATTAACATCCCGGAGAATGAACAGCGCCGGCTAAAACGAAGTACATACATCGGAAAGTCCATTCGGGGTAAAGCGCAGCATAGCAACACGATGGGTATTACAATGCGGCCCATCACAGGTTTAACCCCAGAGCAAACAAAACTACTTGAAGCCAAAGGGCTGTTGGAGAAAGCGAAGACCGGCGTCCATACGTTGAACGTAGGTAACGCCCGACCAACAGGTAACTACTCCATTAACCAGGAGATAATTATTGACATGAACAAAGCGGACGCTGCTACCCGCGCGGGCGCAGCTTTCATTGAAGCAAACATAGCCGCTAGTCATGTCGCGTTCTTACCCCGCCGGGATATCGCTAAAGAAGGAATTGCAGGCTCGATGCTGCAGCAGTTCTATATGCCCACTTTTAAAGACTCTCAAAAGAGTGGTTTTACCCAAGAGGGCCTGTTACCGAACATGCCCTTATCTATGCCCCAGTCGTTCTTCCGATACTTCAAACCAGGGACTAGAACTCATATCTATAGCGACCGGTATCGAGCGCTAACTGGAAAGTATGCTACAGGGCTCCAAGGGGATGTGCTACGGGAGTTAGACGCTAAGTTAAGCGACCCTGGGCCTGGAAATCAGATTAACTACTTCCTGCGGCAGCGTGACTTATACGAGCCAGGCAAAGGCATAATCGGGACAGCTGCTGCCACGGTTGGTCGGTTTATTGATACAGCTACTGGTTTTTATACCATGCAGGCCATCAAGGCGCGGGAGTCTGGTCAGTTAGGGGGTTCGTTAAGAGAGCTATACGAAAAACGCCAGTACGACCCTTACGACCAAACAGAAAACCGTGGGTTCTTTGAAAACTTATTGACTAAGACAGCTGGGACGTTATCTGCCACGACGACGGCTATGGCGGCTTACTTTGGGGTAACCCATGCTTACACCATGGCGCGGGCTCAGATCGAGCAGGTCGGTGTGGATTATGTACTGGAGTCTATTGCTAGAGGGCACACAGAAGGAGTCAAGAGTTTATTTATTACCCAATTACTAGACCCATCGCACCAGGAATTAATCCTAGGCGCTAGCACTATTTATAACGCCGATATTCCCCACCTGACGGTGCGTAATACCGGTACAGCTATGGAAGCTTACTTCAATTTAACTGTTAACCGAAGCTTACAAGCATTACAACATACACAATATGCAGGAATAATCACTGACGAGATGATTGAAGCTGTAGCTTCTAGTGACACCTTCGGTGACTTTGTCATAACTGATAGTAATGTCACTCGGCTCAACAGCCAAATTATGGGGGATTCTTTTGAAGCGGTTATGGACCCCACCAGCAATAAGCGGACGATGGCAGCAGTGGTGACTCGTAAGTTGAGTCAGAAACTGGCTGCTTTACCGGAGGGTGCGGTTATTAGCGAAAGTACTATCACGCCTTTGATTGATGACATCTATAAAGAGATGGGTATCGACCGGCAGTCTGGTTTGATTGATTTGGGGCGGGGTACAGATAGCCTTGACATTAAACGGGGAACTCAACCCGCTGGCTTTAGTAATCTAGCTGGTGTGCGCCGAATGGACTCTAGCAACCTGCAGCACATGTTTCTGCCCTTGCTAGATGACATGGTCTTTGACAAGGGTGCTAAGAAATATCAATCAGCCAAACAGAACTTACTACGGCTGGCTCAGTCAACCCCTGCGTTGACTTATAAGAATACTGCCAATAACATCGCCGCGGCGTCCGACCTTCGTATTTATAACTATGGTTATGAGCGGATGCGTCAGCTGGCGGAAGTCTTTGACGAGTTAGCAACCCACCTACCTGCTAATCCGCTGATGTGGATTAAACCCATCCGGGAAGTGTTTGCTGGGTCTCCAACCACTGGTGCAACGACTGAGCAGACAATCGAGCACGGAGCTATTACAACGACTCGAGCTTCTTTTAAAGATTTGATTGGCCCTGGCTTTACCGGCTTAATTAATATCCAAGGTGAAATCGTCCGGGAAGTTGGTCGTTCAATGAAGGTTGGATTGACGCAACAGCTGAAAGATAAGTTTGAGCTTCTTCAGACCAGCCGTGCGGTTGAGCGAAGTGAGGCCGATTTAGTTAAGCAGGTCGCCCGGCACGGAGACGTTGAAAGCTTTATTAATACTATTTGGGGTAATGACGTTGGGGATTCTATGTTCCTAGGTCATGTTAACCGTCAAAGACGTTATAACCAACTGCTGCGAAACCAACGTAAGGACTACGACGAACTACTTAACGCTGATACAGCTAACCCAGCCTTTAGCGGTCTCCGCAAAGCGCTTCTAGGAGTCGGTACGGTCATGATTGTTGACCGGCTGTTTGACGCGTATGTTCTCCGCCCGCAGGGTGTTGATTACTTTGATTCAGTCATGTCTGATGTTATTGGTAGTCGCAGTCCTAAAGCTGGAAGCGAAGAAGATGCTAAGTGGCAGTCGTTATATGACACAGAATACAGTAATGCGATACCGAGTATTATTAAGTATCCCGCGGCGGCGGCTGGTTTTTTTGTTGGTGGTCATTTATTACCCAGCTACGAAGCCACCGATAGCTTGGTCTATGAAGCAGTTAGTAAAAAGTATGGAGTTGCCGCGGTTAACACGCTTATGTCAGAAGCTGCTGGCGCTGCGTCGGATGATGTAGCAGATGCGCTCAGACTTTCTCCGAAGGTTATTAGAAGTAAGTTCGGTACAGCAGGGGCTTTGCTGGGTGCATCGGCGGCGTTGATTGGCTCCCAGTTAGCAGTTAACTACCTATCCGCTATCAGTAAGCCAGTCATCCGGGGATTAGATAATCTTTTCGGCGGGCGGTGGCGTGAAGAAGAATCCGGTCTAGATGTTGACCCAGTTAAAGGAACTGCAGCGTCTGCCTTAGCAAATATCGTGCAGTATAGCGTCCAACGTCAGAGCGTTAACTATCAGAAAGGTTGGGGTGCCACAGCCGAAGATAAGACTGATGTTTATCTGTTAAACCTAGCGGCGCAAGGCTTGATGCAGTCGCGGTCAAAGCCAACGCAGATGTTCTACCCATTTGCAACGCAGATTGCATCACCATTCTTCCAGTTTGCGACGGTCGCAAAGGTTGACCCTGGAAAGAACATTATTCAACTTAACACGGGTTTCCAACTGTTCCCTTTGTTGGGAGCCGGCTTAATGCTACCGTCTCCAATTACGCCGAAGGTTCAATACACCGCTCCTTTAAGTAACCGAGCGATTGCTAACTATCTGAAGAACTACCCAGAGGGTATTATTATGCCGGGCCAGCCCAGTACCATGGCCCAACATCAAGAGACCGAAGCTTTTGTCAATATGCAAGAGCTTAGTAAAACAGGCTCGATGCTTTTGGGTGGGGGTGTTAACCTATCCTTTGACGGCAAGCCTTTGGTATATATGGCGATGCTCGGCGCTGCTAGTGAGTTTGCTAAGAGCGGGGTAGACCGATTCTTAGCTTATAAAGCAGAAGAGCAGAAATGGTTATACGAAAAACGACAGCCCCTATACCGGGAATTACAGAATTACGAGACGTTATTTCACGCGGGCAGAGTTGGTCTGGATACCTTAGATAGAGTGTCCCGGGCTGCCTACTCTCTGTCAGTGATTATGCCTAACTACCTAGCTAAAGCGGGCTCAGCATTCTTAGGGGCGTCCGGTGGTACGATGCACCAGCTCGGCCCGTTTGCCCGGAAAGCCGCGCCCTTTGCTTTAGCATTTGGTCTGCTAGGTGCTTCTTTCCGTCTTAATGATAAGGCTATGGAGTCAGAGCTACCTAATTACAGTCGTCTGCAAACTATGTTTAAGCAGAAGCAGTACGAAGGGCTGACCCATGAAATGATTAAAGCAGACGCTATTAATATCGGTCAGGTCTTCGTCGGAACTGGTTTATTAGGAACGACTATTCTATCGACGGGGGCCTTTGAGTCAGCGCGTAGTTTTGGTAACGCTTACAACATTGTTGAAGCAGGCGGGCCATCGACTTACATTCAGCGGCAGAAACACAAACTCTACAGCATGTGGTTGGAGCACCTTCAAAATCAAGGCGAAGTGTTAATGCCTAGCTTAGAAGGACAAACAGTAACGTCGTTAAGTAAACGCTCTGTCGCAACAGCAGAACAAGCATTAGGGGTTTACGGAGAGATTAATCAAGCAGTGGGTAGAGCTGGGCAGATGCAGCGCCGGCACTTAATGAAAGCTGCTAGTCAAATAGACTTACCTTTAATCAGAACTGCTCCGACCCGTTTGGCTATGGCTGCTCGCCGGGTAGCGCCGGTAATGGTAGGGGCATTAGCCGTCGCTCAGGTACTAGCGACAACAGAAGGTTTTAAAGATTCACCTTGGTTATCCTTACTGAAGAACTTTACCAGTACCGGTTCTAGCGAGTATTCCAGTGAGCAGCGGGCGATGCTGACTAAACTTGGCATCAACCAACCCCGTTACCAGCCGAAAAACCTGGGAGACGCGTTTAACAACGTTAGGGATTATGTTGTTAGCTCAGCTTTGTTACCTTTTGGCGGGAATACTTTTGGGGTTTACCAAGACAATCCTAACCCCTTTAGTCCCATTATCGGGCCGTTGGGATTGTCCTTAGGTTCAGAAGATGAAGCGCGGGTTTATAGTCAATCTCAATCTGTAGCAGCTGATATTAGCGGCTCTTTATATTTAATGCCGGCGATGACTAATGAGTTGGCTAACGCCATGAACCTTGGCCCGCTGCTTAGCTACGCGAAGAAATTAGAGAAGCGACCCGGCGCGGCTAGCTTAGCTAAAGCTTTAATCCGGGGTGCTGGTTTACGAACAAAGGCTGCTAAGTTTAAAGGCGGACCCAGCCAAAGTGACATGCAAGCGGTGTCCAGCCCAGAGCTGCAAATGGCATTAACCAGACGTTATGACCGTCTGCGGAACTTGTCTTGGCAGACTTCCGGTGAGTTAATGATGGATGTAATCGGTGAGTTCCAGCGGTCAGGACGGATTATTAGTGATTACCGAGATGGACGAATTGACGGAACGCCTCTGAACAAAACGACGGCAGCCGACACTATGATCTACGATACGTTAGGAAAAATGCGTATCGTTCCGATTGGGTCTGACGGGTCGTTCCGTCTACCGAAGAAGACAACAGAGCGGGACTTGCTGAAGTTTATCAGGACAATGACCGCGCAAGGAGCTGGCTTTGGTGAAGGTGTTCGTCTAGAAGCATCGGAAGACCCAGCGGATATCATGTACGGACGTAGTCAAGACCGGGGCGGTATTCCTGTTCTAAGTTACTTTGGTGGATTGTTCAACTACGCTTTCAATAGTTTTTACGATAAAGACACTGACCTTTTAACTCCTGATTCTAGTAATATTGTCGGCGCTACGTTAATGGCTGGTTCCGCGCTAGTGTTGGGCGCATCGTTTATTGGAACTTCAGTTTCAACCGTGATTCAATTGGCTGGGTCTTTAGCCGCGTTGTCAGAGTACGGCACTATTAGCGATGCTAAGACTAGCGTTAGAGACTTACGGATGTCCGTGGTCAAGAAGCTTAAACAAAGCTCCTTTGCGTTGAGCAGTGGGGGAGGGCCAGCTATCATTCGCCCGCGGGCACATGGGTATAGCCGGGTGTTAACTCCAGCCCATGATATTGCTGAAGAAACGCTTGAGCAAATTAACCTTAAGTTTACGGGTAATACAGCGTTCAATAGATACACCAGTGGTAACGCGCTGGAAACAATCGTCACTGAAGAGTTTGGTAATGTCTCCCGTAAGTTAGCCAACCAGTACTCTACTGTAGAGTCCCTAAGCGACTTTATTGTTCAAGAAGTAGACGTTCTGAACGCCCAACTGGGCGACCAACTTAACGTCGTTGTGGGTGGTGAATCGAAGAGCATCGCTAGCATCTTCACTCCAGGCAGTGAAGCAATCCAAGGAATTGACTCAAAAGCCTTGACAGAAATAAACCAGATTTTGGTTAGCGGTAAACATAAACAAACTCAGGCCCTGGAAATCGAACGTGTGTTATTAAACTCGTTCCACCGTAACTTGGGTTTAATTACCGCTGAAGGACAGTTTGTTAACGATGGTAAGCTTCCTGCGCACCAGCAGAGTGCTAAGACTCAGTACGCAAAAGAAGCAGCTAAACAAGCGGTTGAGCAACAAGCTGCTGCTTTGACTGGCGAAGTAACCCCGACTTATGACCCGTCGATAGGCTTCCTACGCTCGAAGATTCAAGAAAAAGGTTATAGCGGTTTGATAGCGGAAGGAACCGGCGGGGCTTTACGGGCAGCCGGTGAGTTAATCAACCTTAAAGCGTATTACGAAGTTCTATCCTATACAGCAGCAATGGGAACGACTGACCAGTTTGAGCGGCGCCGGGCGAGTCAAGCGGCGGCACAAAACACCGTTCAAGCCTTTGGTTTGATTATCCCCATGCAGTATGCGTTAGGTGCTGTCCGAAGACATCCGGCTATTGCAATGACTGTTGCCTTAGGCGCAGCGGTTGCCGGTGGGGTTGCGTTACAGAACAAAGGGTTCCGCCGCTTCTTGGAAAAAACTACTCGCCCGGTTTTCTCTTTCTTAGATACTTACGCTTATAAACCAGCGGTACAAGGTTTAGCTGGTATGTACGAAGGGCTTGCTAAGTTTACTCCGCTACCCCAACTACTTCGTCCAGTTACGGCTATATTTGACCCTATCTTCAGCGGTATGCGGCGGGCTGTGCAAGACGACCCGGCGCTAAGTATGCTGGCTAACTTCTTTGTACCAGAAGGGGTAGAAGACTTTTACCGCCGTAACGCGCTTTTAAAGACTCGGATGACGCCTTGGGGTGACTCCTACGAGATGTACTCTAAGGCAGAGGTAGGCCAGTACCGAGCAGCGCGGTTAACAGCTAAGCGTAGACGGGCTCGTACCGCTCAAGCTGGAATTGATGAAGACTTACTCCATCCGTTTTTAATGGGGCGGTCGGCGGATGTCCAATCCATTTCGTTGTTTGAAGAGCGGTACCTAGGCGGCGACGGGCGGATTATGGAGCAATTCCAAACGGAGCGCTTAACCAGCAATTTAATGATGATGGCTATCCGCCGCCGTCAGGGCCTGGTTGACCAACATGTTGGAGGTAGTTACATGCGTCAGCCTTACTATAAAGAGAATGTTCACCATCACTTCGCTACGGTTGCTGCTTTAGGAACATACAGCTACGCCCAGACGGGTGACGTCTTCTCCGCACCGGTTAACCAGGCAACGCGTGGACTAGAAAAATTGTATAACCTACATGCTGAAATAATGAATCGGTTAGGCCCAGAGGCCGGGCCTATTATTAAACGCACGCTAGCCGGGGCTGCCCTTGGTTACTTAGCCGGGGCCCAGTTTAGTCATTTTGGTGAGACGGAAGATGAACGCCGGCGTAACGCTGCCATCGGTGGACTTGCTGGTAGCGCTATTGGTGGCAGTACCACGTTATTCCTAGGCCCCCACTTTGCCGCGCGAACGGAGTATATACTAAGCCGACTAGGGCGTAATCCTTTCTTTAGAGGTATTGCTGGAAAAGCTGTGGCTTTTGGTAGTGCGGTCGGTAACGTAGCTAAAGCAACCTTCAAAGGTTTAGGGGCTTTTGCTAACAAATCTTTCCCTTACGCTAGTTTCTGGGGGTTATCTACAGCTGCGACTTACAGCAATTATGACGCTGCTGTAAATTGGGTGGATGGCGAAGACCCCGCGAAGAAACATCCTTTATATAATCCTTGGGTTAAGTTAGGTATCTCGACTGGGGTTGGAGCGGTGGTAACTTTAGCTGGTTACGGCGCTGCTGGAAGTCAGTTTACTTCAGGGGCCTTAGCGGCTGGTATTGGTAAATCAGCAGCCGCTTTGGGCACAGCCGGAGGGTACGGAGCTAACTGGTTGTTGTCTTCGTTCTTAATCAACTTTATGTTGAGCAACCCTTATACTGGGGCGGCCCCCAGAGCGTTGGCTAAAACGATTTATGACCGTTTTGGTTTAGGTAGAGATGAAGACTTTGGGAACTTCTATAACACCGGTGTTCTAACTTCAGCCGCGGTAGTTGGTAGTGTAACTCCTTGGCTATCCCAGAAAACCCACGAAGATTATATAACTAGACTGCAAAGACAGCTGGGTTATACAGACGTTGACGCTGACGGTCGGGCTCAAAGAGCAGTTGCTGAATTGGATGAACTAAAACGAGTACTTGCTGCGGTAGAAGGAACCAGCGGTGCTGTGGTTGCAGCCAGCCCAGAAAGTAAACTACAGCAGTTAGGTATAGCTCCACTGGTTGGCCCTTATAACCACGAATACGTTGATGAGGTAATTCAACAAGGTATTGCTGAGAAGCGTGGTCGGATGTCTTTAGTGGAATCGCTTATCGATGCTCAAGTCCAGCGGGGCTTCTTACATAACACTTTGCGTAGCACTAAAGGTATTCTTAAAGCAACAGGGCATATCGGAACGTTGGGTTTTGGTTACGTTCTGAAAGGTTTAGCAAAGACTCGTAGGAACTTGGGTCTTGGATTTACAATAATGGGCGCCGGTACAGCTGGTGGCTATCTATTCAGCCAGCTTACTGCTAATGATACTGATAGCGGGGCTCAATTAGAAACAACAGTTAGTACTTTAGGTGGGACTTATATTGCAGCAGGATTATACGGAGCCTTTGGTCGCCACCCAGACCAAGTAGACGTGGCAGGAACTCAAGTTATTCAGAGGTTAACCAACTGGTATACTCAGAAGTTCGGCGCAGGGCCTGATGCACCAAGATACCAACCGTTTAGAGCGGCATGGCGAAGCTTACCTAGAAAGTTCCGTCGCAATACGAGGTATAACTTTAATCGTGGGTGGACTTGGCTCAAAGAGCGATTCAGAGACCCCCGGAGCAGCGAAGCTTTCCCTGATGGGTTTACCTTTGGTCGGTCTAACTTTGGACAGCAGTTTATGCAACTCAAGGATAAGGCCCTGCCCGTTGCTGCGTTTTCGATTGACGTGCTTAACCTCTACACCAGCACAAGCCAGATTAATAACCTAAAATATGCTCGCTCCCAAGCCGATTTTATGAAGGCCTATAGCAGCTACAGCTCGGTGGTTGCTACGACAACGTTTACATCGTTAATGTCACTCTTTGCACGGAACGCGTCGTTTAGTTCGTTTGCGATGTCAACTTTACAGATGTCCCAAATAAGCTACGCCGCTGGTATGCGTCGTTCGGATTACGAGTACGCTAATGCGGTGGACGACCCCACAGCATTCCAAGCAGATAAGCAGAAAGACTTTCTTATGGCCGGGGGAGTCGCCGGATTGTCTTTAGTATCCGCTGCAACTAGTTACGCTAGAGCCGGTAATCAACTACCTTTCCAGAGTAGAATTGCGGCGACGTTGGGTAGACGGGTACCGTTTGTTTTACAAGGGGGAAGCAAGTTTGCTGCAATTGCTGACTTTGCCGCGCTACCAGTGGCTCAGACAGCTGTGACCGGTTACGAAATCCAGCGGATTGCTAGCGACCGCAATCAGAAGTTTGGTTATAGTACGAACGTCGCAACAGACGCCGCACGAAATCAAGTTGACCTTTGGGCAGCGTTTCTGTTTTCTGTGAGCGCAATGGCTTTGTCTCGTCGACCAACTACTAACTCGGGGTTATGGTTTGGTAAGGTCATTCCTGGTCTTACCACTGGGGGTGTCGCCTTAGCTAAAGACGCCTTTGTACCCAGGCTTCAATACAAACTTACGGAACGATTCAGAGAAGCGGGGATTACCAATACCTATGCTCAAAACGTAATTACGCGTAAAGCAGCCAAGAGCGCCAGTGATAACTACTGGCTGACGCTAGGGTTAAGCACTGCTGCCGCAGGTGCAATCTTTGTTCTAAGCAGAGGCCGGGCTAGCAAGCCAATGCTACTTTCGTTGCCGGCTGTAACAACAAGCGGTGTTGCATTGTATAACTACGAAAGCACCTTAAGTTCAGAAATAGAAAAGCGTAAAGCTGCTGGTTTGGGTGGGCTTACTAAAGACGATATGGTTGCCTATCGGGAATGGCAACAATCCGGTGCTATTATCCCTGAAGCGTGGAAAGACAGTAATCAGTATCGTAACTGGATGATCCACCGTAAAGACCAACAGCGCCGTTGGGATAACTTTTCAGCAAACTTCTTCAAATCGAACCGGTCGTTCGAGGGTCTGGGTACACAGCGGATTCAGAATGATTGGATGATTTCAAAAGATGTGTTGCGGGCTAACGCTGAAAAAATGCACTCCAAAGCCTTAGGTAAGTATGAGTCTAACCCTTGGGCTACTGGTAGCGCTGTTGCCGGTGGTGGGGTGTTACTTGGGATGATGCTCCGCGCCCAACCCCATAGAATGGATGGTTTGGCTGTTGGGGAGAGCTTCTTAGATAAGAAGCATATTGGAAAGTTAGCTAAGTTCGGTATAGGGGAGTTAATACTACCAGCGGTAGCAGTAGCACGTAAACTTTCTACGGATGCTGAAATTAGAAAATTAGCGACTCGGTCGCTGTCACCAGATGTCGATGGGGAGATTCAATTCGCCCGGGCGTCAGCGGATATTTCTAGAATGCGGGACGTTGTTTGGCAGGAAACCTTACTGGCACAGATGCCCCTTGGCGGCCAGAGCTTGTTAGGGCGGGTAACCCGACACGCTGTTGCACATGGTATTGGCAAGGTTATCTTTGACTTTAATCTCAACCCAATGCTCTTGGACTTAGAGCAGAAGGAAATGTTGAAGTACGTTAGAGAGTCAAGAGATAAAAATCTACTAACAACAGAAAGAATGCAGCGGGCATTGAAGGCTCAAGCAAACACTAATGCTGGCACTATCCCGGCGTTGGGCCTAACAGCACTACAAATGATCGCTACAGGACGAACCAACCCGATGCTACTGATAACTGGGTTTAAAGATTCTGTGCTCACCTACGTTGGTGTTAAAACAGCTTTACAGTCTGCCATTGGTAAGAAGCGCGCGGTGAATGTTTTACTCAACAAAGGCAATACTGTTACAGGTGCTGTACCTGATCCGACAGGAGCGTCTAACATTCGCGCTGCTGGTGTTAGTAAAGAAGACGAAGAAAGTAATATCGTCAGTGACTACTTTACTAACCAGTTTATGCTGACTACAGCCCTGCCCAGACTGGTGCCGACGTTGGTTGGAGCAGGGTTGTCGATGTGGCTTAACCGGCGGGCTTGGAAACATATGAAGGGTGCTACAGCAAAAGAGGCTCCTAAAGTTGAAGTTGTAGAACCTACTCAGTTACCCGTAGAGCCTGAAATTGTAACGCCTAAACCCCCGGGTGGAACAGCTAGCAAAACGATAACTACGACTGTACATGGTGAGCCTGGTGTCACTGTTGGGCCTAGTGAACCATTAAAACCCGTTAGTACTGAAGCAGTAGTCGAGCCTGTGAAACCGGTTCAACCTACGCCTCCAGCGCCCACCGCCAGTCCTAAACCACCGCAAATAACACCTACGGTTGAGCCAGTCGTTTCTGCTGAGCCGCCGCCGGTCGCTAGCAGACAGGTTATTAGTAAAGTAAATCCTGACGTAATTACGTCTTCGGGTGAATCTGGTTCGGTTGGCTTGGAAGAGCAAACACAAAATCTTTTGAACCAATTGAGGCAACAAGACTCTAACCCTACTGGAATTAATAAATCTAAAGCTGCTCTTAACACAATTAATAACACACCGGTAGAGACAAGACAAACTGTGGCTCAAGTGACTATACAACGAAGCGTCCACAGCACCGAAATGGATTCTTTCATATTAGACACGCCTGACCAAACTAAAATAGAAAAGCTTGTCAATCAAATGCGGCAAGTGCAGACGGCGTTTAATTCCCTTTCTGGACAGCTAGAACCAGTTATAAGACAAAAGACTGGAAAAGATGCTGCTCAAGGAGTCATAGATGTTTGGCAAAAACGAATTGACCAGCTCGTTGAAAAAATTAGCGCTAGCACTACCAATTATGACGCGCTTACTACATATTCCCGCTTCTTAATTGAACTAGAAGGGTCGTTCTTTATGGAAGGCAACGACCATTTTTCACCTTTACATCAAGGTAAAATTGGTGGGCCTGTCAGTGGTTTTGGTCAGGCGAATCTAGCTTTACTTCAATCCGCCTTAAAGGCTCCGTTTGTTCAATCTCAACAACTTGCTTTTGACTTATACGGCTTATCCCCAACGCAAGACTTTACCCCCGGCATGCCTATGCCAAATGATACTATGGGGCTATGGGTATTTGGTTATGTGGAAGGTTCTGGAGTTGATGGGTCAGGCAAACGTGATGGGGGCGTTCGTTGGAATAGCGAAGCTGGAACGAGCAGTAATTTTGTTACCTTATTAAATAGAGGGTATCATATCAACTTGTATCCAATTATTCCCGCCGAAGTTGTGACGACTAAGCCAATATCAGCACCTGATATTAAGCCCGCTCGGCCAGGGCAAAGTCGTAGGCTAAAGCGTAATTATATCTCTCCGCGAGGAGTCAAGATTAATAAATATAGAGACCCTGACTCTTTTAGACAGCAACAAGCTTCAGAGGCACAATCTTTAAGCTCGGAGAAATTACAGGCCAATCGTTTAAACAGCGCATCGAGTGGTAGTGTTAATGCTAACTCTATTAATAAGACCTATTTAGAAACATATAAAGAGTCAAAACGGCAGGCCCTTTCAACTGCTAAAACATTTGTTTCTACTTTAAGCAACAACGAGCTTACTGATTTCATTGAAGATATGAAGTCTTCAGTTGAAGAACTTCGGTCTAAGGGACTTAGCAACCTCAGCTCTGACGAAGTAAACACCTATGGTCTATATAGCGGTAATCTTCAGGCTGCTCAACTAGACCAGCGACGACGTCAACAATTGAAGCCAAAGTCTCAAGCTGTTGAAATATTTAAGCATATTAGAAATAGTGTTACACAGGATGCTTTTAATTATGTAATCACTCTAAACGACAGTGATTTGGATTCTTTTATTGACGAGACTCAAGCTAAAGTGTCTCAGCTGCAGCAAAAAGGCTTTAATGCCTTTACGTTAGAAGAAGCAGCAGACTACGGTATGGAGGTTGGTAGGTTGCGTGTGGCTAAAGCTGCAAAAACTCATAGGTCTTTGGAAGACAATACTAGTTCTACTAAGTCAAGCAGTAAGCAAGTTATTAACAAAGTAACTAATCCTGAACCAACGCCTGCCCCTACTGTAACCACGCCGCCAGCCCCTGAGCCTATAGGGCCTGGTAAAATTGAAACTGTTGCTTCAGCACCGGAGATTACACCTAAGCCTTTAGAACAACCTACTCCGCCAATGTTGATGGATATGGTCTACGGCAAGGCTAAAGAAAGCGTCACGGGCGTCATCAGCAAAGCTAAGGAGATTGGGCAACCCTTCGTGTCTAAAGTGGGTCAAGTCGCCCGGGGTACCGCCAACCAGGCTTGGGACGGCTGGACTATTTTCGACCGCTTAGAAGGTGTAGACGCCCGCTTTGGTAACCAAGGTATCGGCGGTGGTGCCGGTTTTTGGACTCGCTTTGGTCAAAGCGCTAAGTATGAACTCAGCGGTAGAGGGATTGTTGAAGGTGGTTTCGGGATTGGTCGGAACGCTCAAACTGGCAAGGTTGGTATCCAAGGCAAAGGCGGCGCGATGGCAGTGGCTGGGATGGGGCTACAACTAGCCGACGACATCTTAACCTTAGACTGGAGCCGCAAGAACTTTGCGAAGTCGTTAGGTACGGTAGCGAAGAACCAAGCGACGTCCTTGGCGGCTGGGGTGGCCTTCGGGTTGGCTACTGCTGGTCTGGGGGCCTTAGCGCTGTCTTCTGTCCCGGCGTTAGCGGCTTTAGGAGTTGTCGGTAGCGCTGCATTAATGGGTTACGGAATCTACTCGCTAGCTGACCAAGGCTTCAAGGTTGGGGGTAAAGCCTGGGAGAAATTCGTCCTGAAGCGGAAGCGGACGGTAGAAGAACAGAAAGCCTATGAGCAACAAAGCCAAGTGTTATCAATGGGCTTTGGCGTTGGGACTTTTGTCTATGCTGGCTACAACCAAATTAAGAGTCTTCAGGGGGCTCGTCAAGCGGCTAGCGTAGTCAACCAAGCACCGGTCGTTCCGACTGTTCCCGTTCGCCAGGCAGTAGATGTAATAGATGATGTCGCTCCGAGAGCCCCCGTCAGCCCGGCTAGAAGTGGGGCAGTGCTAAAGACCGCTGTACCGGCTGCGGTAGCCACCCCTAAACCGAATATGCTTGGAGCCACTGGCAAGAGCTTTGCGCGTAATCTAAACCCTCGAAGCTTAGTTAAGAACCCTCTAGCTTGGCTGACTGTCGCAGAAGCCGGTATAGGGGCGGTAGATGATATGTACGTTAAGAAGAAGTCTTGGCAAAAGACGTTAGTCAACCGGGGCGGACAGCTAGCCTTCGGTTTGTTAGCTTCTGCGGCAGTAGGGACAGCAATGGGGGCTCTGGTCGCCCTCGGTGTAATTACAATGCCGGCATGGTTAACTACCGCGTTAGTTATCGGTGGGTTAGCCGCAACAGCTTGGGCAGTCGCTCCTCAGGTGGCTAGTATCTACGGCAAGGTTAAAGAAGACTTCTCGAGTCAGCTAGAGGATAGTAAGACTATCGCTAGCAGAATGGACCTTAATTCTAGAGAGCAAGCTTCGGCTCGTATCTCTAGTAGCGTAGCGCTCCGGTCGGATGCGACGACCTCTATTAAAGTAAACGCCCGCGCTAGCAGAGATTTTGTTGGGTACGGCGATCGCCGAGGTGCTAATAAAGAGTTAGACTTACTTGGCTCGCCAGTAGCTGAATTTTCCCCTATTCCACACGTTCCGCTGCCCTCCTCACAGCAAGTTATTAATCAGGTTAATAAACCTAATAGAACTACACCTGCTGTAGTCCCAATTAAACCACGCAGCCAGCAAAATATAACTTTTATACATAAAGAGTCTATCTCTGACTCTGACGTACAAGGTTATCTTGTCGGCAAAACGGTAACTAGGGATTTCGATAATATTACTTATGACAACTCCGGATTTAATACTGCTTTGTACGAGGGCGCTCGCTACAGAAAAGGTTCTATTTCTGGTGCCGTTTATTTAGGTCCATTAGGAGTCAACAGTAGTAATGCTAAAGGAGAGGGTTTTGCTAGGTATTACGATAAAGATTCTAAGTATCAGTTTGAGGTTGATACTAAAACCAATAAGATATTTAAGATATTCCCTTCTGGCTCGAAGAAAACATTATCTTTACCTACTGGGGTGGAGTTTATACAGACTACGGAACCTGGTGTTACTAATACAAGAAGAATTATAGAAGAGATAAATAATAGCAACCGGCGTGTTGTCGGCATTATCGGACATGGATTTTTAACGACAGGCTATTCAACCTACCGGCAGAAGGATGGTTCTTATAAAGAGGCTCGTATTGGTAAAGAGGAAGCTTTACGTATGAGTGGTGTTTACGTTGACGCTAAAGGTGTGACAAATATAGTTCACGGGTTAACAGAAGAGAAGCTGGCTCAGCTTAAAAGAGATAAAGTCAAGTCGGTAAGTTTATTCGGTATAAAGCCTGTAGAGAGCGGTAAACATAGGTATAACCGAGCGTTCCTGGTAACTAGTAAAAAAGGTGAAGTCCAATACGTTTACTTACCGCAAGAAGTTAGACACGAAGATACCCGGAAATACATTAAAAAACAAGTTCCTAACTACAAGGATATTGTTCAGTTTGATGGTGATACCTTTGCTGGCTATAGTTTAACTGATCCTAAGACAGGTAAGGCAGTACCAGAATCTAGGGGTAAAGTTCCTTATATGTGGGCTCAACCTATATTTCTTACAGTTCCAGATTCTTCTGTCCGTAAGAAAGATAGTTCTTCTAAGGACAACTCTTTAATAAGAGAAGCCGCTGCTAATAGAATAGGAGAGCTTAAGTCAGAGATGACGGAAGAAAAGCTAATACAAAAAGGTTACACAGGCACTAAATTAGAGGCGGTTAAAGTGCTTCAGGGGTTGGATTCAGACCTCGCCGCGGGTATTGCTTATCTTTACGGTGACGTGGCTAGAGTCAATAAAGCTGATTTACTTAACCCAGATATTCTAAATGAGGCTTTAGGTAAGCCGTTAGCCTCTATGTTTTCTAGGGGGGCACAAAAAGTCTGGACGAGTGGAAAAGAATGGCTTTCCGGTGTAGGTCAATCTCTAACTAACTCTTTAACAAGGGCACCTATTATCGGAGACCTATTCTTTACACCCGCTGCTAAAGCTGGAGAAATCCCTTACGACTTAATGAGCCAGCGCCAACGTCAAGAGGCAGTTGACAAGGAAGTCAAGCGGCGTTCTGCTGGCAGTCAATATAACCTGAAAGCTATCCAAGGTAAAGAACAGAAAGTTGCTAAGCAGATAGAACGCCCGCGGGCTTGGTGGCGGTCGGAGGACGAAGAAGTACCGTGGTGGCAGAAACTCTTTAATTTAGCCGCCGGGGCTGTCAGTGTGACTATCAGTGGTATCGGTAGTCTTTTAAAAAGAACTTGGAACTTCCTTTACAAAACTGGGGCTTCTATCAGTCAAGGTCTTTCCCAAGCTTTGGGAGGGGTTGCCGGTGAGGTAATGGGCCCTGCTGGGATGATAATGCCAGTTATGAGTGCTTACCAACCTAACCTTACGCCTGAGTTTAGAGAAGCCATTAACAAGACAGCGGCAAATATCGGCATACCGGCTGAGTGGTTAATTGGTATTATGGCTTTTGAAACTGATGGTACGTTTAATCCAGCTGAGCCCAACAAGATGGGTAGTGGCGCGACCGGACTAATTCAGTTTACGCCTGCAACGGCACGTAATATGTTCGGTAAATCGACAGCGGAGATGGCTAAGATGAGCCAAATTGAGCAGTTAAAGTATGTAGAAAAGTACTTTAAAGCTCAAGTCGGTAAGAAAAAGTTAACCACGTTTACAGACGCTTATATGGCAGTCTTATGGCCAGCTGCTATTGGTAAAGGCGATAACTACACTTTGTTTAAAAGGGGGACTGACGCTTATACGCAGAATGCCCCGCTAGATATAAATAAAGACGGTCGGGTAACGGCGGGTGAAGCGTCGGCTAAAGCTAAGGCGTGGCTACCTGGAGCCCAACGAACTTCTTACGCTATCGTAGGTGGAGCCTTTGGTTTAGGCCCAAACCGCGTAACTGAAACTTATATAACGGAAAAGCGCGGAGTTTCAGATCAATGGGGTGGCCCTCGTGGTGGGCGTAAACACGCTGGTCAAGATTTCAATGTGCAAAAGAATACTCCTTCACAAACATATTTAGGTGGGATTATCACTCGGGTTGCTTATCAAGCCGGTGCGGATTTGTACAATAATTACATTGATATTTACAACCCTCAATTAGGTGTTGTAGAGCGTATTGCCGAGTTCGGTAACCGACGCTTTACAGAAAAGGATATTGGTAAATACATTCCTCCAGGAACGGTAGTCGGTATTGGTAGCACCAGTGGGCCTAGTGTCGTACACCGGGAAATCCGCACTGACCTCAACGCTCAAAAACAAGGCGGCTTTGGGTATAAGGGCACCGTTGACTACCTTAAATATTTAGAAGAGCGTGGGATTATACGAGTTGAGCAAATTAAAGGAAGCCCAGCTAAAAAAGTTATTCCGCTAGCTAGCCCTATTGTTCTACAAAGCTCGTCAGGTCAAACTCAATCGCAGCAGGTTATTAACCAAGTTCAAGGGCCTTCTACTCAATCCGTGTCCTCTCCACAAGTTCGTAAGCAGTTAGTCTCTAGCTTGAAGACTAGCTCCTTTACGCCGTTGTTGAATTTAATGTTTAAGGGAGAAGGTGGCATCGAGTCGATTAATGTAATTAGACGCAATGGAGACCGTACCAGCAACTACTCGTCTACTTTCCAACAACAGTTTGGTAAGAGTGCGGCTGACACAACGTTGGGTGAAATTAGAGCGCGGCAGAGACAACGTGGTACGGTTACTAAAACTTTAAAAGATGGTCGGAAGGTTAGCTACGACGAAATCGGTGCGGTCGGCTTCCCACAACTTATTGGGGCTACCCTTAACGATGCTATGTACGCGTTGGGCTTCTCGGAGACTCGGAAGTTTAACCAGCAAACTCAAGAGCAGTTGTTTAAGTACTTAGTAATCATAAAGCGGGCTAACTTGGGCGCTTATCTATTAGGGCTGGAAGGGTCTTCCTTAAAAGAAGCTCGTCAGGACTTGGCTCGGGAAATAGCTTCGGTACCGTTGGTTTACCCTGAAGCTCCGTTGGCCCAGTTGCAATCCAGTCGGATTAGTAATATTAAAGACGAGTGGAAAGCTAATCAACAACGGCAAGCAGGTCAAAGTCTATACCATGGTATTTCTGGAAACGTGGCAAGGGTCTCCGGCGCTGAGGCAGATAAAGCTATTGAGCAGACCCGTCAGCTAATCGCTAAGGACCCAGCCCTCAAAGCGTTCTTACAGAAGCAGTATCAAGAACAACAACGGTTACTCGCTCAGCAGTCTGCTTATCAGCAACAGCAGTCTCAACGTAACGTTAGCTACGTTCCAGGCGTTGGGGCGGGTAGGTCTAAAATCGTTACTAACCCGGCTAGTGGTGTTGTGACTTTTAGAAATGACCCTGACAGCCGTGAGTTTGTAACGGGTAGTGATATCCAAATTGGAGGTATCCGTAACGGCGTGCCAATTTGGAACCCCATCCAAGGATTGACCCAGGTTAAGCCTAATAGCTTCCAAGGTAGAGGCAGAGGTAGAGGTGGAGACGGTTGGGGCAACGTAACCCGGTACAGGATTGACTTAGGTAACAACCGGGTCGTAGAAATGTTAGTTGGGCACGGAGACAGGCCCTTTGAAAATTACATGGGTCAAGGTGGTCTTGTACCATTCGCCTTACTTGGTTACCAAGGGAATACAGGGCACGCAACAGGACCCCACGCTACTACTTCTTATAAACCGGTTAAAGGAACTAACGCGACTGCGGCTGACGCAAGATTAGTTGAACGCATGGTTCAGAATGCGTGGACCAGTAAAGGATCTTGGGTACGTGTCAACGGAGAGTGGCGTTTGGTTAAGCTGAACCAGGCTCAGCAGATGGGATTACTTAATGGTACTCAACCTTCGGTTCAACCAAGTCAAACGGTTAAACCCCAACCAGTTAGTCAGCCTGCTCGTAGCCAACAGCAACTCAAGCAGTCTTACCAACCTGCTGGCGACTTTAAACAAGTTAAAGCCACCTACTACGATCCTGGTTTTCACGGCAAACGGACAGCCTTCGGAACTATCTACAACCAAAACGAGATGACTGTCGCCGTACCCCGCGACCGCCACAATCGCCCTATCATTCCGTTTGGTACTATTTTAGAGGTCGTTAACCCAGCTAACGGTAGACGAGTTTACGTCAAAGTTACTGATACCGGCTCGTTTGGTAGTATGGGCCGTGGTCTTGACTTGAGTTTAGCAGCAGCCCAAGCTTTAGGAACTATTCAAGCAGGAGTTGCTAATGTCCGTTATCGTGTTGTCAAGTCAGCTCCTTCTACAAAACCCCAACAGAAACAACAGAAGGGTCCAGTCTTAAATTTACCCACGATTAAACCTGCTGATTATATACCGTTAGTTCCTACAGCGCCTCCGCCGCCGTCGCCCTCACAACCGAAGAAAAAGAAATTTAACTTGCTTGATCCAAGTACTTGGTTACGAAGTGAAACTCCAACTGACCAAGCTATTTCTGCTTCAGTAATGCCTTCTAAAATGCCTTCTAATGTTCGTCAACTAAGGTCGGCTATTCCAACAGCGCCGGTAATGCTTGCACAAAATAAATCAACCTTTATTGATGACATTATTCAAATAAATAATAAATACGTTCCTAAGGGAAACGTCGATAAAGACTCTATAGAAACACTAGAAGAGCAATACAACAAATTGTTCGGTGTCAATGTTGACGTTAGGGATAATAACGAAGAAGCAGTAGCCGGAACAGCGGCTTACTTCAGCAAAAAGAAAAATGAACCCTATATTTGGGTGTCGCCTACCTTAAAACAAGACCCTGACTTACTGAAGGTTATTTTACCTCATGAATACCTACATGCTACACAAGATGAGCATAAAGCAAAATCTAGTAAGATTACTAATGATAAAGACTACGCCAGTTATTTAATTAAAAATCTTAAGATTGCTGAGTCCCTTGAAAATCTAACTGCTGAGGAACGTTCACGTGTTTTACATGGGTCTATACTTTCTAGTGCTGTTTATTTAGCTAATGCAGTAAAAGCAACAAGCACTACAGACTTGCTTAATGTAATGGAGAGTATTGCTAAAGATAGAGAAAATAATAAGACGGAATTTGGTAGCAGGGGTTTAGCCTACAGCATACTTAGCGAATTGGCAGCTTACGGTCTACAAGAGTCTATTGCAAAGGCAAGTGGAAGCAAGACCCGCTTAACAGCTGAAAAGCCAGATGCAGATATGGCTTCTTATACCAGGCTTCTGTTCCGTATCATGAAAACTTACGGAGTAGATATAGAAAAAGACCTGCTTAAAGTCCCTAATTCTAATAAGGTCAGTTCTAATCAAGGTGTGTTAATCGCTTCTGCCAGGGTGTCAGATATGGGTATGCCTATTATTGTGGCTGACTCAAGATTGAAACCTAAACAGAAGCCGGTTCCTGTATCTTTCCTACGTCAAGTTACTGGGGCTACTCTAGAGTCTCTTATCTATTCAGGTAAGGGTATTAATCAAAGCTCAATGAAGGTGCTTGAGCAGCGACTTAATAAACTGTTTAATACGCCCGGGCTCAAACTTCAATATGAATTCCGAGACGGTGGTGCTGGTTCTTACAGCTCTTATTACAATCGAATTCGGGTTAACGCAAAGTATAACAACTCTGGAGATATCCCTTATATGGTTGATACCATAGTCCATGAATATACACATGCCCGCAACGACAGACTGTCTAAACAGTATAGTGGTATCCAAAATCCTAAAGAGTATGCAGAAGCAATTAATAAAGCTTACAACATTAAAGCTCAGATGGATCAGCTTTCGGATGCTGAAAGAAAGTCAATCTTTAATAGTGCCATTCTTTCGACTATTAGTTCGATTGAGCAAAGATTCGATGAAGTAGGCGCTAAAGAAGCTACTTCTTTTATACAACTATTGGAAAGACCAGATTTAGCTAAAAACGATAAGGAACTCGCCAAGTTTTTAAATGAGTCTACTCGGTTTGTCTTTGAGCGTTTCTTAGACGAGATATCCGGGGCTGTGATGGGTGGTCAAGCTGCCAAGATTGTAGGTGGCAACATTGAAAAGTATGATCTTACTAAAGAAGAAGGACAATTTGCAGCGGTACTAAATAAAGTTTTCAACGCCTACGGGTTTTCGTTGGCAGATAATGTTTATGGCGGTCCTGCCGGTGGAACTGCGGAACGAGGTATGCTACGCCGGATTGCCGAAAATATTCCTATTCTTGACCTGTTCTTTCCCCCTCCGGCTGTAGGGGCCACGGTTTCCCCGGTTAATGCCCGCAGACGGCTTAGTAAAGCTCAACGTGCAGCTGAAAGGAACAAGAACAATAAGGATAATGTAGTCTATAAAGAGCAAAGATTACCTTTATGGAACCCTAACGACATCTATACTGATTCGTCGGCGGTGCCTGACCCAACTTCTATCTATAACCGCTTACCTAAACCAAAGGCCCCTGCAACGGCCAGTAACGTCTGGGGAATGCCTGGACACCGCCCAGCCCCGACGGGTAACTATCATGATTATGGTAAACGACCGCCTCAAAATCCAAACCCTGTATGGGGAGGCCCGGGTAGTCGTCCTGAACAGACAGGCAACTACCAAGATTGGGAACGGATACCCCAACGCGACCGGCCTACGCCACCGGTACCTACAGTACCCGGACACCGCCCAGAGCCGTGGGATATTCTTCCTCCATTAGGGAATATCCCCGGCGCTGTGCATCCGTTGGATAAAGGTAGAAAGCAGAAAGATGACTTTAGCATTCTTTGGCAGAAACGTAAGCTTCCAGTACCGGCTCGCCCTAAACAATATCCTGAATCAATTAAAGACCAAATTAAGGTTGCTATTCCAGGTTTGATTGTTGCAACTGTTAGTGGTGGGGCTGTAGTAAAAGGGGGGTTAGACGATGACTTAATCAGGTTTGCTCAAGAAGCTGAAGCGGCTGTGAATAGCGCGGCAGCAGCGGCTATCCAGTTGGTTCAACAGGCTCAAGAAGATAAGGCTAACGCTGTGTTATCTTTTGAGCACCCGATTACTGCCGCTGCTGTTCGCCCTATCTATCAAGTAGGTCAAGAGTTACGAACTAAGAAGCGGCAGTTAATGGCGGTGCCTGATAATCAAGACAACGCTATTTATATTAGCCAGCAGGTAACTGTCCATGCTATCCAAGCTCAGTTAGCTAACCGGGATGTCAAGGTGCCTGTTATTCCCCAAGATGAAGCAGCTTCCCAATCCCGAATACCTAATACTAGGGCCGACTAACTTTATCTTTAGTTTTAGGCTTCTTTTTACTACTTTCAATATGCTTAGTCGCTTGACTAGATATACCTAACTGCTCAGGAGTTAAATTACCTCTAGTTAGGGCGTCGGCGATGTTATGCTCCCGGGGAATCCACTGCATACTCCAACTCTCGAAGCAGCTAAGTAGGTCTTTTGCGTAGGTGAGGGCAATATATAAATGAGCTTGTTTGGTGTTCCAATCACCATTAGAGCACTTAACTACTAGGTCGCTATCGCCATAGATTTCGATATGCTGAACGCCCATTTGAATAGCTTTGGTTAGTCCTAGGATTAACCCACCGAACTCAGCGCTGTTGTTGGTGCCTGTGCCCATGAACTGGGAGTATTCGTGTTTTGTATCGTCTGGGGTGATTAAGACAGCGCCAGCGGTGCAATGGCCCGGGTTACTCGGTGCTGCGCTGCCATCAAAGAATAGAATTGCTTTCATAAGCCTCCGAAGAAAAAAAATAAAGCCTGCTATCCTATTATATCAAGCAGGCTTGGTGTTACTTAATCAGCGCTAACGCAGATATAGTCGTCACGTACCCAACCGGTGCGACCACCATAGGTCTGCACAGCAGTCCAATACATGCCGTTGACGGGTACGCTACGGACTGGGGTGATAATATTTCCGGCATATAGCTTAGCTAGGCTACGAGCGCTTGTGGAAGGCGCTGAGCGGAGATGTACAAAGCTGCCTGGGTCATTAACACAGATATAAGCAGTTGGCCGAGCGTAGACACCGGGTACTGGAACGTAGCCTGGTCCGACTTGAGCTTGCGTCAGGAGTAAGAGTTCTAACATTAGATACTGACCTCTAATAATTGAATGTTGTAGCGACTGATGAGCTTATACAGCAGGTCGCGGTCAGCCACAGTAGTTGTGGCAATACAGCCTGCGGTGCCGTCTTCTTTGCGGTTCTTTTCAAAGGATGGGTCAACATGGAAGCCTAATGCAGAACGACCGGTGTTGAACAGCGGGGTAATGTCTAGAAACTTACCGCCGACTTCGTGTTCACTACTGGTGCGGGCGTAACGATTAACTCGATAGCGACCGTTAGGTGGCGGGGCTTCTGTTCCAGCGACGTGGCGGTTTTTAGATTGGGTATGAGCGCGCCCAGCTACGGTTTCAAACTCCGCCATTACTACTCCGCTGACAATAACGGTCAGCTTATAGATGGGATTGCCGAACTTGTTTACTGTCCCGCTAGGGGTTAGCACCAGCTTAGTAACGGCTTCTTTTGTTGGAGCAGCACTAATCGGTGGTGGGATAACCTCTATGGGTTGAGAAGGAGTTGGAGTAGCCCCGCAGGCTCCCAGACTTATTAACGCGAGTAATAGAATTGCTTTCATTTTTGAACTTGATGTGGTTAACTAAGTTAAGCTGTTTGTAGAATGTTGTCGAACTTAACTGGGATTTCATCGGCGCGCCAGTCATCTGCGGTTAACGCTTTAATTCCCTTGGCTAAACCTTCAGCAGCTTCGACAGACTCAAATAGAATTGCGTCGTCGATGTCTTGACTGAAACTTAGCTTTAACGACTTGTCTAAAGCTGACTTGAGAACTTTAGCGTTAAGGTACCAAGTTTTACTCTGACGGTCGCAGAGGATTGTATGCCCGGTACGGTTTACCTCGAAACTAGTTCCGTCAGCGCTAGCATACTGAGATAAGAAGTCCTTAAGTTGCTCAGCTTCGTTGTAGGGCATCAAAAACCGTTTCTGCCAATCGTCATCAAACACGATGCCGTTGTCTGCCATAGACATCCAGCTCCAAGATTGGTTCTGCACCCGAGCTACCGTGAATTGAGATTGATTAAACGCTTTGGTCTGGAGTTCAATTGGTGCGCTTCCTACCTGTGTAGCGTTTAGCTTGGAACTATCTTCGATTAGTCCAAAGTCGTATCCTAACCGGGTGGCTAACGCTTTAACGCCGCTACGCATCTGGTTATCGGTTAAGTTTACAGACCCCCGCCGCCGCTTAGACAGTTCTAACTGAACAATTAAGTTCCACTCTTCACAGGTATAGTGTGGGTTCTTTTTCGGCGCTTTGTTTACAGTTCCAGTACTTAAACACAGAGTAATGCCGTAGAGACCTGTAGTTGTATAGTATTTGATCGGGCGCGACTCACCCTTTGAGCTAACCCAGATGGACTCAGCCAGGAAATCGTAGGCTTTACTTAGATCTTCTGGTAGGTACCCGTAGCCATTTTCTGTGGTTCCGGTGATATAGTCTTTGTACCGCTGGCAGACGGAGTTCACTCGCACTTGCAAAAGAGTGCTTACTTTTTTATCAGTTGATAGACGCAGGCCTAATAAGTCTAACCACTCTGTCTTAGTGAAAGGTCCTTGCCCAGCAATAGTGGAGAGAGGGTTAATTTCTAAGTTTTTGACGGTGGTATAGGTTAACCGCAGCTGCTCTGGAGTCATTTCATCCAAAGTAATTCCCTTTCTTCCGCTGGAGGGAATCCATTTAATCTGTCCGGTTAGTTCTTTTAATTTTTCGATAGATAACACAGTAACCTCCTATGAGTATAGGTAACTAAATCTGGACTAATTTTGTATTGCACTTATTTTTTGTTTAACAGAAAAAGACGCTAGAGGTTTGTGGTAACCTCTAAGGTCTTTCGTTTGTGTCTACAGAAACCGACCTTCAGTCGCCAAGGTTAATTGGGCGCCGCTATAGTTGAGCCTAAATGGCAACGGCTTGTTTTCTAGTAGCGCGTAGACAACTTCATTAGTCATCAATGCACTGGCGAAGTTGGCGTTGATTAATTGAGGGCTGGACACGGCTTCGTAGCCACAACTACCACGGGGCTGGTCGCTAGGACGTTCGTAGTTAGTAGCTACGTCGAAGGGGTGAACCGGACGTAGTTTACCTTCCACGCGGGAGTACCAGAGGCAGGTAGCAGTATGGAAGTCGTTACCTGGTAGGACGCAGGCGAAGTCCAACATTGGGTCGAGGTCGTCTAGGTCTTTGATAACTTCGTTGCGGGCGGACTCAGAGTCAACGGCTAATACTACCAGCGCCGCGCCGGGTTCGTCACAGTGAGTAATATATTCCTCCAGCTGGGTACGAAACTTGTACCGCCGCACGAAGTCTGGTACCGCACTGATATTACAGACAGACTCTAACCGCTTAGCAGCGGCGGCAGCTTTGTTCATACCTACGAAGGCAGGGTCGAATAATTGCCTTACGCTATTAGACGATTCATACTCATCGCCGTCGTACACACAGACGTTCTTGGTGCCTTCCTTGTGATAAGCTAACAGCCGGACTAAAGGCTCTAATAGAATCGAACCGGTTCCACCGGCGCCAATGACGTGGGCACTAGAAAATTTCATTCTTGGCTCCTAAGATTTCAAATTTGGATTTAGTGGATAAGGTTTTTGAGTAAAGCACCAAGTCGCGGCAGGTCGTTAAGTACCCACTGGGAGTTTTCTTTACCCAGCCAACCACGTAGGTTTTATCGTGTTTAGGCCGGTAGTGGTGGCTTAAAGGGACTGTCTCGAACAGCTTCCCGCGGTCGGTAATTACCATTGCTTGAGGTCTTTTGGTAGCGACTTTCAAGGCTAAATCAGAAGACCGAAAGGAAGTAGCTTCTTCTAGACTAAGGTGCGGCGGGGTGGGACTGGTTCGCTGGGCATACTCTTCATGGTCGTAGCTACTAAGTAGAAGTTCCGTGCTGCGGTCGTTTGTCCCCTGGGCCAGGTCTTGGTTAAAGTTGCTGGTGAAGAACGTATTGAACGCTTCCAGATGGTCGCGCGGCTGTTCTGCTCTACCCCAACAAATCTCACCGTTATGGTAAACGTTAGCTAACCGGTAGGGCACGTAGGTGCCGTCTTTGGTAACCGCAAATAGTTTCCAGCTCCCATGGTATATAGATATCAAAGACTTCGGAACGTGGATAGTCTTTGTGCCGTATAAGTGCTCTTCAACTGTGCATCCCAACCTGCATTTGTTGTCAAATACGCGGAGTGTGCCACCATCGCAAAGCTCGCACTCATCCATGAAGGCTCTCCTATATGTCTGCAGTTCGAAGAATTTGTAATCGGCCCGCTCGAAGGCAGTTGTCTTGATAAACAACTTAGTAATGTCATCTATAGGTTTGTAATAGAAACAACCTTTGCAGGTCTCTTCAAACGAGTCTTGGCGGTTATAGCGGATGTCAATGCTGAAGGGGTCAAACAAGCAGGAGATTTTTATCCTGTTGCTTTTGTTGATACTAAAAATGGCCCCCGCCGCGATGGACGGGAACCGAAGCACTTTGAACATATCAGTATAGGCAGGTGTTGATGATGTCTTCAGCTACAGGCATATAGACGTTCAAGTCTAGCTTCTGTGCTAACAGTGCAGCTAGCAACTCTTGACCGCGGGGACAAGCCATTAGAGCGTCGGCGTAGATATCCAAGTTGGTTAGAATATCTTTCAGTGTTTCCTTCTCTTCACCGTTCAGGTCAACGGTTCGCTGGTCACGGAAGTTCTTGAACTCAACTTCGTGCTTGAGTTCATGCTTAATATCCTTCTCGTAATCGCGGAACTTATTAGCCTGGTTGGTGTAGGTATAGTTCCCGTACCAGCCGTTGGAGTAGCCGGTGGTATAGTAGGTGTCGTCCCAATCGTCCCATTCGTCAAGCCCATAGAGCTGGTCGCGGGGCATGAGGTTGGTGTTCGCTGAAGCGGGGGGTGATTTGTACTTAGTAACCCAGGAGTTAGCGCGATAAGCGTAAGCAGTAGCCCTGGTAACGTAGGTGCTGGCTAACGGAGAAATCTCTACTACCTTGCTGTCGTAAACAGTCATCACCTTACATTTGTCGTTCGAGCCGACGGTGGCTACGCCATCCAGGTTTAACAACAAGTCAGGCTGGAAGATATACCGCTTTTTGTTTAAGACGATGGAGCAGCAGATGTCGAACGAATGCGGGGTAATCACCCCGATGGTGCAGTGCATCCCCGGTACGCCCAGTTCGCCTTGGTCATCCCGCCCACTCCAAAAGGCGCTCATTGAGTTATGAGAATGCATGGACCCGGAATGACAGTAGCCTTCCGGTGGAAATACCGTGTATTCTTCCCCGGTAAATAAGTCGCAGCTGTGGGTCGTAACGGCGTCTACAGTGACGCTGGTCACCGACTGCATAGGCACGACGACTTTCCACTGACTGGGGTCGTCTACCCCGCGCAGTAGGCACACTTGCACTTCGGTGCTGCCAACGACGTAGGCGGAGCCATTGGTCGACATGTAGCTACGGAAGAAGGTGACAATGCCTTGGAGTAAGTGGAAGGGCAGGCGGTCGAACTGTTCTTTTAGCCACATGTAATCGACTTCGGCGGGCTTGTCGACGCCTTTCGGGTCTTTGATAGGTACGTAGTATTCGCCCCAGTAGCTACTCTTCTGAAGTTTGAAGCAGCCGTCCTTAGTCCGAATGAACGGGGCTTTCTCTGTTTCTTTCACCGGCGCGGTGGTTAATGTTTGAGTCATAATTTAGTAGGCTCCGTTAGAAGGTTGCTAGTTGCTCTTGCTGATCTTGCTGTTGCCGCTCTTTCATCAACTGTTTTAGTTCAGCCATGGTGAAATACCCCAGTCCGCATACCGAGTTGATTTCATTAGTCTCTAGACCAGTCTCTTCTTGAATTAGTTGGCAGTACATCAAGGCCTGCTCTAAGATGAAGTGCTGTCTTTCTCTTGACGACCATTTATCAGATACTCCAGAGTCTACAGTTGGAACCTCAGCGGCTTCTAGTTTTTTCTGTAGCCGTTCCTGAAGTGAACAGGGCTTTACTTCGGCTTTGAGCTTGTTGAGGTCGATAACCTTTAGGTCACTCAACTTACCGCCAGCTAAGAAACGAACCAGTGCTTTCCCTGTTGAGTTATTCACTTTGTACACAAACGCCAGGCTGAAGCTAACGTAGTTTGTGTAGGAAAGCCTAATAGAAGAGTCATAGACTGGATACGGTCGGAACTTTAAGGTCATTTCACTTCTTAAAGAGACGGTTACTGGTAACGAAGGAGACTGGCACATCAATAGCCCAATTACGTCGTTGTCGGCGTAGTAAGAGTCGTATGCTCCGTCGTAAAGAGTAAAGTCTTTTTCCAGGTGGTCTAGAAAGCTTTCGTTGCTGGTGAATCGGTAGTAGTGTTCGACCTTGGGGTAGCGGTCATCATCACTTGGGTTATACACCACAGACGGGGTTCCTTCTTCATCGTCTTCGTCTTCGTACTCCCGGGTTTCGGAGTCGTAAGGCGAGTAAGAATCGTTGTATTCATGAGGAACCAAGTCGTAGTTGAAGGCGCTACTGAAGTAAGTTGCGTAGGCACCGCGAGGGTCGTAAGGACGCCCCTGTTCACCCCAGCAGATGTCTCCGTCACCGTATACGTTACCCAATAAGTAAGGCACCCCAATAGCGTTGACAGTCTTTACTTCTTGGCCGTTGAGGGTCTTTACTTTGTCTAAAACGTGTCGTAAGGCAAAGACCTTAAAGTACCCACACCCGACTTCTTCAGCGTCGATACGTCTTAAATCCATGTTGCTCTGCCATAGTAAATTAGGCACTTTTAGATTCACAGCGGCAGAGAAGGTCTCCCCAGCCCGACACGGCTGGCCATCTTTCAGACGTTGCTCTTCTTCTACACCGAGCAGGTAGCTATTTGACAGGCCCGGGCAAGCGTTAGGCAACTTACGGTAGTATTCTTTGTAATAGGGGGTTAAGTCCATCCAACCCAACATTGCCTTGATTTGATCCTCTTTTGAGCGGTTGAGCAGGTAGGTTCTGCGGGAGTAGGAGTGTCCAGTTATGCTGCGAAGGGTTCTGTTAAAGAACACTTCATCATTGGTTAGTTTCTTTGTTAAATGGGTTTTGATGGAGTCTGATGCTTTGCTACGAGCGTTCTGGCTGCATTGTCTACAGCGGTTTGCACTGATGTCGCAGACGAGTTCGTCGTCTAGCAGAATTTCTTTTTCTTCTGCTTCAGTGATGTTATAAACTGCCAGTGAGCTGTTACTCGATAGCACGTTAACATAGACTGTCTTAGTGCCTTTCGGGAAGTAGAATACTTTCATAGTTTAGAAAGGAAGTAAAAAAAGAGAAGACCCCGCGTTAGCAGGGCCATCTCTAGTTGCAATTCTTTTACTTACGCGCCTTTGGTGTCCGCGCTGGCAGAGGCGGTGACTAGTTCACCCGCTTTAGGGATGTAGTCTTTGGAGACGTAGGTGGTCTGAATTTTGAAGTTCAGCCGGCTGACGTCACTTACGCCGATGGAACCGCGGTACTCCTGGACGATTTGCTGCAGGGTTTTGGTGCCGTCCACAGTAGCTACGAACTCTTCGGTTCCGTAGCGAATGACGATTTGGGACTCAGGGTTGAACTGCTCTTCAGTAAACTCACCTTCGTCGAAATCGGGCTCGAAGTCCGCGAAGAGTTCTTCTTCGGTAGCTTCGGTGGAGTTAACGGGAGCGTTGGTTTCGTAATCAGACATGGGAAATCCTCAATGTTGGTAATGGTTATTAAAACTTGACTCTCTCTTCTAATTAAGAAGTGCCTATAGCAAAGCCGGCTAAGGAGCCACTAATAGACTTAGGTCATAAGGTTTATTTCTTTGTTTCTTCTTGCCTTCCCTCTTCTATTTTCACGCCCATCTACTTAAACTCCGGTTAAAACTCTAAGACATAACAGGTTACGGGACCCGCGTTAAACAGAATGTGCCATTTAATATTAGACCGCATCTCTTCTATGTCCCACAGATAGCTTAAGTCTAACATAAGAGACTTATCTTCGACATACTTTTCACCGTCGTGCCAGTAGCATCTAAGGGTGCTATAAAGAGCCGGGCCGCCTTCTACTATGTCTAGGACTTCGTTAAATGTTAAGTAAGCGTATTCCTGCTCTTTGGCTAGAGCTGCAGTTGACGTCATTGACTGTGAAACTCCTGATACTTCATTAACCCATCGACGGCGCCGTTAACACCTATCTTGCCGGTGGGGGTGATGTAGATAGCGATTAGCTTATCTAACCGCTCAATAAACTCGATAGCTTTTTGAGCTGGCCCTGTGTTAAGTCCAATTAAGTAAAGCAGCTGTGTCTTTGTCTGCTCACTCTTTGCTTTTTTCTTTAACACGTTGAAGGTTTCTAAGTCAGTCATGATTCTTCTAGGTCTCAAGTAAACGGTATATTTCGCTACATTTATAATAGGTATTCCTCAATGGTAGGTGGGCATGAATATTAAGATAGACAGCCGCTTGAGAAAGCAGAACAGTCAATCTATCCGCCGCAGAAATCAGACTCGGGTTCGTCTGCGGCTACGTGTACGGCAATGCTTTGGCGTTGCGTAACACAACAACAGCACGAACGGTTCGTGCTGTTGTGGGTTTAGGCAGAGACTGCCCTAACTTTTGTGTCTACGCTTAGCCCCAGCTTCTTCCGGTTCGCGCTATATGTTTGAAGCGCTTCTTCTTCGTCTTGGGCTTGGACGAACATTAAAGTGGTCGGTGAGTCAACTTGGGCGTCGATGATTTTAAAGAAGGGCATAGTTTAAACAGCTAAGTGCGTCACCTTAGTACTATGGCACATTTCTTAAGAAAAAGTGAAGGGGGTGCATAGTATGCGCCCCCGGTGACCTAGTTGGGTAACAAGGTTAGGTCAGACCCCGTCATTCATACCGCAACAGCGGTACGTTTGAAAGCAACCACTTGGTTGGCATTTGTTGTTTGCTCATCCGAGCAGGCTTCATCGTAGTGCCATCCTTTACCAATCGAAACCGTTGCATCCCCGTGGTACAAGGTACAGGAGTCGAACCTGTCTAAGCGGGCGTGGGCAAAGCGGGAATCGAACCCGCGACCTCTGTTAGAGGCTGCCGGCTTATGAGGCCGGTCCTAGAAACCAACGCTAGTCTTTGCCCTGGAGACCCGAACCTAGATGTATAATAGAAGTATTTTAGCTTACTATTTATCATGCAAGAACGAGAAAGGTATTTGAACGGCTATAAACTGGTGCATGCTCCTGACAATTTTTCTATTATGGATAGTGAAAATTGGTCGGGATGGGTGTATGAGCATAGATACGTAATGGAGCAACATTTAGGTAGAGCTCTGACCTCAGAAGAGGTTGTGCACCACTTGGACGGTAATAAGGATAATAACCATATCACTAACTTGATAGTGCTCTCTAAGATAGACCACGGTAAGTTACATCGTTGGATGGATAGTAAGATAATCGTGGATAAACCAGAAACTCAACCTATTATCGTTGAGTGTGCCCACTGCAAAGCTAAATTTAAAAGACTTAATAAAGACTCTAAATATTGCTCTAATGAGTGTGCTCATTATGCCTCAAGGAAAGTCGTTAGACCTACTGCGGAGCAGTTAGCCAAATTAATCTGGCAATATCCTATGACTCAGCTTGGAGCTATGCACGGTGTTAGTGATAAGGCTGTTAAAAAGTGGTGTAAAGCCTACGGTATAACCGAGTTTCCTCCTAAAGGTTACTTTTTACGAAAGCTTGCATGAGTTCGCTGCCTTAACCGCTCGGCCAACCCTGCAAGGCACCTCCTGAAGGAATCGAACCCTCGTATTCGGTTTTGGAGACCGACGTTCTGCCACTGAACTAAGGAGATTTGGTGGAGATGGGGAGAGTCGAACACTCCATAGAGTTTGACTCTTATACAAGTATAAGCTATCATATACTTATGAAAAAAGCAAAAGCTGACAAAACCCCAAGAACTTGCTTCACCTGTAAAGCTGATTTTGTCCCTTCTAGCAACCACAAAAATTGTCCTGTATGCCGTTCTTTAGCAAGAAAGCATTTTTGTGACTGCGGCAAGGAGATATGGGAAAAGTCTACTAGGTGTTTACGATGCCATAATCTCAATAAAACAGGTAAGTCATTGGGTGTTACTTACCACAAGAGAGGTTATGTCATGCGGAGGGTTCATAAGGAATATGTTTTTGAACATATTCTTGTTATGGAGCGCCATCTCGGTCGTAAGCTACTAGAAGGTGAAAATGTGCACCACATTAATGGTGTTAAAGACGACAACCGTATCGAGAATCTTGAGCTGTGGACTCGACCCCAACCGGCTGGAGTTCGCGCCAAAGATATTCTTAAATGGGCTAGACAAGTTATTGAAACCTATGAGCCTATAGAACATCTGCTTTCAAGTTCTGAGTAGCGTTGCCGTCTTGGCAACCAGCCGCTACGACTATCCCAGTTTAAAGACGTATGGAAGGTCTATTGT